CGGCTGGATAGCTGACCTCCACGAAGAGCAGCTTTGATTCGAAAAGAGGTATTTAGCAGATAGACTGTAACCTCCCGTTGGGCTTCGTCATTGCGTGATTAATCGCACGTACGCTTGGCAAGCCTGCAATGCAGTTAATCCTTGGTCGCCGGCATCGGTGATGGCGACAATTCTTTGAGCAGCCGCTGGGTCAAGTTCGCCTCGCGCGGCTCCATGAACCACGCCGCCGGGGCCGGTAGTGGCTGGCACCCCACAGGCAATACCCGGGGCTGGAGCGGCGAGTAGGACTGACAGCCGGAGATCAGAAGTAGCGAGGCGATCGCGTAGGCGAGCTTGGTCATTTTGGGCATTGGTCAATTCCTTATAGTGGATTTGGTCATTGGCCCGAAGGCGATCCTCCAGGGCTTGGCGCTTGCCCCTCTCGACCTCCTGCCAATCGATAACAGCCAAAGCTCCGGCCTCGCGCTCGCACTGGTAAGCCTCCGCTTGATCAGCCAGCTGCGCGCTATATCGCCAGTCCTGCACTTTCCATGTGGCAAAACAAGCAATGGCCACTAGAAGCGCTGCTACCGCCAGGGCTGACCAGCCACGCGCAGTCATGCCAGCACCTTCAAGGCACAGTCATACAGCGCCTTGCGCTCATCTGCACCGTGCGGAACCCGGCCTGGCTTTCCGGTGTTGATGACGCTGCCAATGTCCTGGAAGCGGCCAGCATCGGCCAGTTCGTTCAGCCCGTGCTTCGCCCACCACCAGGCGGCAGACATGGCGGCATGCTCCGGCTGCTCGAGCAGTTCCGGCTGGTCTTCCAGCGGCAGGCCCAGCCCGGCACCGGCGGCGTAGTTCGCCCGCCCGGTGAGCTGAATCAGGCCGCGCCCACGGAAGCGCCAGCCATCACCCGGGTGGATGTTGCCCATGCGCGCGTTGTACACGACATTGGCGATCCGCTCCGGCTGCCGGGCATATTCCTTGGCCAGGACAGCATTGAACCGGGTTGGCCACACCCGCATCAGCGCCTCGGCGCTGTAGTTCAGGTTCTCCACCAGGTTGCGCAGGTGGCCCGACTCATGCCCGATCTGGGCCAGGAACGCCGCCTGGCGAATCCGGCTGTCGATCTTGAAGCGGGCCATGGCCCGGTTCAGCGCAGGCAAAAAAATGCCCGCGACTGGGCGGGCTTTGGGGAGGATCTGCAGCAACTGCTGCGCAGTGATCGGCGGCATCAGATCTCCTCCTGCTGCTCGAGCGCTTCCGGCTCCTGCACAGTCACGGTGACCTCAGCGGTGTAACGCTTGAGCACTTTGGCCGTGTGCACGATTGCTGCGGGCTGGGCGGCCAGCAATTCGCGGGCGGCCTGGTCAGCGGCTTCTTCGGTGGCGTGATGGATCTGATTGGCGGGATCAAAGTGGTTGGTCGTATTGACGACAATGTAGGGCATGGGTTTCTCCAGGTAAAAAAATGCCCGCGATAGGCGGGCTGTTCGGCTTGGACAGATCAGCCCTTCAGCGCTTCAATCTCTGTCTTCAGCGTGGTGACCTCTGCTCGCAGCTCCTTCACCGCACCAATGAGGTCGGTAATGAAGGTCATGTGGTTTAGCTGTTGAATCCACGGGCGGCCGTTCTCATCGACAGCATCTTTCTCGCCTGAGACGGCGAGCGGGTTTACCGCTTGGGCCTCATGGGCGATCACCCCCTGGAAGACCGTGCCGTCGCCTTTCCAGATATCGAAGTCGCCGATCTCGTATCGGACGATCCGGTAGTTGCTGATTCGATCCAGGAACGAAACGTCTTCGACGGTCTCGATGTTCTTCTTGATGCGGTAGTCGGAGGCGGTGACTTGAAGCGTGCCCAAGCGGGTTACATCCACCCACAGATCACACATGCCCGACCCGAAGCTGATGTTGAAGCAGTTTGCTGAGGCGGCGGCATTCTCACCGGACTTGCAAGAGACACCAGTAGGTGAGAATCGACTAGTGCAAGTGAGAAGGTTGCTGTTGAACGTGGAAAGGCGGGTTGTATAGTCTGCCGCCGAGTTAGCATGGTGAAAATCGATGAAAGGGTATGAGGCGATGAGTTCAATGCCGGAAAAAGTCGGGTTCTGTGCAGCCCCCAGGCCCAGCGTATTACGTGCGCCTTCAGCGGTTGTCGCTCCGGTCCCACCCTTAGCCACTGGCAGGGCTGCAGGCAAGGTAGCTCCTCCTGCTGCGCCAGTGAGAAAGTCATACAGCTCATTGAAGTTGTTGATGCTCTTTAATGCGGCGCTGCGGCGATCATCACCACCAGCACCGCTGGGCGCCGTGCCCAGGTTGATAGTTTGTTTTGACATGATGAATCCTTAAAGGGGTTTCATTGGTCTGGATGCAAACAACGTTCTGCCATTGGCAGTCAGCGGATTAATGCCTGAGCCGTTGTCGCAGTACATCTGCAAAATTGACCTGTTGCCTGGAAGGAAGCCGCCGAAGTTCGGGCGCAAAGGCTGAGTTGTCTGAATGATGTTTGTCAGCGAGAACAGCGCGTTGGCCAATACGAAGTCCGCTGTGTTACCGGTCCACGGCATCTGCTGACTGGGTGCGTAATATCCGCCGCCGCCAGTTATAGGATCACCTGCCTGGATGAATCCAGTAGCCGAAGGCTGGCTGTTCAGTAGTGAAAGGTTGGCAGTAGTAACGAAAGTCCGATTATTGGCGGCATCCCTGACGGATGCGCCATACTGCCCCGCAGGCGTGCTGGGCGCCTGATAGCTCGAGCAGTACCAACGGATGTTCATGTAATCATCTGCCGCGCTTCCGTGTGCCCCCTTATTTGCCCATTGTTTAAGCCTGAAGCCAGTCCAGTTTCCTGGACTTCCCTTCACGGAGAAATTCCCAACCATCATGTAATCGACCGCATTCAGAAAGATGAGCGGCCTCTCGTAGGTGGTAATCGGGCTTGGAAAAGTTACATCGGCCCACTCAATGACTTGAGCCTGCATGCCTGGACGCCAGTAGACACCTATTTGGAATGCGCCGCTGTAATGGACGGTGAGCACTTTATTGATCGCGTCAATCTGAGTCCGCACGTTGTTATTGAACGTGCGAATGCCATATGAACCGGGCGCCGAGAAGGGCTCGCCACCCTGCGACAAGATCATCACCTGCCAAGTGCGGTCCTGCGGCTGCCGTAGGTGCAACTGACCAGGTGAATACCAGGCCTGCGGGGAGAACGTGTACTCCCCCCGGTCCTCCAAGGTGTCCACCACCACAAACGACTGGGCTTGAATCTCAGGTATCGAAAAGTACTGGTCGAACTCCCCATTTCCCGTCACCGTCATCATTTTCAGCGAACGAATTGGCGTGATCGATGTGTCGAGCGTGACCATGCCCGATGCATCCCTGGTTCGCACGCCGTATTGCACTGCCATTACGTCATCCTCCCTACCGCTGCGCGCTCAATACGTGCTGCGTCGTAAACGTAGAGGCCGCCATTGTTCAGCAGCGTCGAACCATCAGCATCCTCCCCGCGCAGTACAAACGTGCCCGCGGCGAAGTTGATTTCCAGCAGCGGCAGACCTTCCGAGTTGAGCGCGGCAGACCGAATGCTCATTCCGGCGACGATCTCCTGGATGAACGCTTGATTGATGATCGCCTGGTTGATAAACACCTGACCGTTCTGGACCACGAACGGTAAAATCATCTGGCCGTCCAGGCCGTCGATTATGGCCAGGCGCTGCGCCATCAGCAGAATCTCGCCCTCCTCTCCGTTGCTGCCTTGGACGATTCCGGTTGCGACCTTCTTGCCACCGGCGTTCGTCTCGGTCTTCCATGACGAGATCGCTGAGACCTTACCGTCGACACCTGCAACCGTTTCGCTAACGAACTGAACCGATGCATTCAGATCACCAACCTGTGATTGCACAGTGTCGATTCGCTTGCCCGTAGCAATGCCGTCCTCAACCCTCCCCGACTGCTCAGTCCAGACCCCGACCAAGCTGCCTTGCTGGCCGGCCAAGCCCGACGAATCCCCTTCCATCTCCGGATTCACCTGAACATAGAGCCCGTCAAGGCGCGAGGCTTGAGCGGTGATCGCCGTCCCTTGTTGATTTACTGTGGTGTTGAGCTGGCTAATCGCTGTGGCTTGGCCGTTCGCTTGGTGAGCGGACGGGCCGGTCGCGAACGAGCTCGGCGAAGTGTTGGTGCCCAACTGCTCCTCAAGCATGAATCCGTCGAAGTACGCCTCCATCGAGCCAGCAACAGGTTGCGTAAAGAACAGAATTTCAGCCCGGTCCACCAAAGCCGCAGGAGTGGTCACTACAGCGCTGTATCTCCCCCAATCTGGGCCAACGGCAACGTTGCCCAAGCCAACCTCGACTTGTGCTCCGGCCGCATTCAGGTAACGAATGCGCACCGCAATATTGCGAGCGAGAGGCGCTTCCGACCAAAACGAGATGATGTACTTCTGACTCGGTTTGAGTCGCAAGTTCAGTACCTCATTGTTGGCGTACAGACAGAAATAACCGGATCCGGTAGCGCTATCGACTGTCTTGAGACGGTGGGTGGCGTAAGCCGCAGAGAACGCCTCAGCGGTCAGTGCAGTGGTGTTGCGCCGTTGGATGGCAGGCAGGCTATCAGTGAAGACGCAATACTCCGCAGGAATGAGGTTTGCCCCGCTCCCGCCGATGTTTCCCACCGTGCTCTGCAACTGGGTCACTGCGGTACCCTGGGCATTGAGCGTGTTGCCCTGCTGAGCAACGGTCGACCCCAGCGATTGCAGGGCACTGTTGTCCGCCTTGCCAGCCACGGTGTTACCCAATTGGGTCAACTGGTTGCTTTGACTGGTCAGCCCTTGCTCCGTCTGGGTAACACGACCATCAAGCGACTGGGTCGCGGTAGCCTGGGCATTGTCCTGACCGGAACGCTTCCGCGCCGCCGGCGCCGACATGAACACATCTGTTGCATCACCGGCGCCGATACGTAGCGTCATAGCCATGCGGATTGCTGCGGCTGGAACAGTGGCCATGCCCGTGAGCTTGACCCAGCCCCCAGTCGTAGTGGTGACGCGCTCACCATCACCGGCTGCAACTACCCAGTTATGCCCGATGCTCACACCTGCCACATCGTAGAACTGAATCCACAGACCGCACTGGCCACGCGCCGCAGCGACATAGGCGTACAACTCGAAGTCGTAGACTTCACCGCCCACCACAGCAATCTGAGCCGCGTTGCCATTCTCCGGCGGCCTTACATTCAGGGCGCTAAGGAAGGCGTAGTAGGTGTTCCCGGTACCTGTGGCCGGACTTACACGTACTACGCGAGCGCTCGACGCCCCACCAGGCACAGCCACATCATTTCGCAAAAACACCGTACCGGCCTGGCCAATTCCATTTGAGTTGGAAAAAGTCGGGTCCAGCAGCAAGTTTTCTCCAGCCACGCTCCCCACGGTGGCTTTGATGTTGGTGAGCTCTGTTCCCTGAGCGGTAATGGTGTTGCCCTGCTGGCTAACCGTATTGGTCAGCGCCTGGACAGTCGATGCGTCTGCCTTGGTCTGCGCTACCACCAAAGCGTTCGCTGCAGCGGCGGCTGCATCGGTGGCAACCTTGTCACTCACCGTCACCCAGGCGCTGCCATTCCAGCGCTTGGGCGTGTTTGCATTGCCCGTGATGTCGATCCACAGATTCTGCGCCAGGCGATCAGCAACCGCTGGTGTCGCGGTCTGCACCAGTACCTTGCCTTTGCTCCCGGCCAGGGTTGCAGCGGCGTCAGCGGCCTGCTGTGCAGCTACTGCACTTTGGTTGGCTGCGGTCAGGCTGCTGTTGAGTCCGGTGATTGCCGAACCGTGGCTGCTCAACCCTTGTTCAGTCTGCGTTGTCCTGGCATCCAGGGACTGAGTAGCAGTTGCCAACGCGCCAATTTGCCGAAAGCTGTTACCCAAGTTGAATGGCGACGGGTCGACGTTCTCTCCAACCGCCAATTCGACCATCAGTCTGTCAATCCAAATCGTGCGCCCACTGACACCCGACACGTTCATTTGCAAACACAGCATATGCAAATCACCAACATGAGCAGCAGCCGTCATATCCACTACAGCGGAATATCTTGCCCATGATGTAGTGAGTGCCTGCTGCTGATTGGCGATGTTGGAGTTAACGTTGCTGTTGTCTGTGCTGATGCTCTTGAGGAACGGAGCAATCACATGCCCATCAACACTTGCTCGCGCGTTGTAAGACACAATGTACTTACCGCGCTTGAAGCCCATATTCGCATGTGTGTACTTGATCGCTGATGCGGCGGCCGGCACGAAGTACATGGCATTGCCCGGTGCCGGGTGGTTGGCCGTTACCTTCAACGCAAAGCCGTTGTAGGTGTTTGGGTCAGCTTCTACGCCAATGGTGTACACGGCATTGGTTGAAGTGACCGGCGCAGCCTCCGAAAACGCACCGTACTCAGCCGGCAGAAGATTCGCCCCTGCCCCGCCAATGTTCCCCACCGAGGTTTGGACATTGGTTATTGCCTGGCCCTGGGCAGTAATTGTTTGCCCCTGCTGCGTGACCTCGTTGCTCAATGCTTGAACCGTCGAGGCCTCGGCTTTGGTGGCCACCTGAGCCAAGGCCGATGCAGCAGCTGCAGCCGCATCCGTCGCCGCCTTGTCGGTCACCGCCGCCCACGCCGAGCCGGTCCAGCGCTTCGGGGTGTTGGCGTTGCCGGTGGTGTCGATCCACAGGTTCTGTACCAGCCGATCAGCTGCTGCCGGAGCAGCCGACTGAATAATCACTTTGCCCTTCCCGCCCGCCAGCGCATTGGCCGCATCTGCAGCTTGCTGTGCCGCCGTGACGTTCTGGTTGGTGGTCGTCAGGCTGTTGTTCAAACCGGTGAGCGCCTGACCCTGGCTGGTGATCGCCCCTTCAGCTGCGGTTACCCGGGAGCTGATGCTGTCGACCGCAGAGGCGTCCGCCTTGGTGTTGGCCACCGACAAGGCATTGGCCGCAGCCGCAGCGGCGTCCGTTGCTACCTTGTCGGAAACTGCGACCCAAGCAGAACCATTCCAACGTTTCGGGGTGTTGGCACCACCGGTGGTGTCAATCCACAAGTTTTGCGCCAGGTGATCGGCAGCAGCCGGGGTGGCCGACTGCGTCAGCACCTTGCCCTTCCCGCCTGCCAGATCCGCTGCGGCCTGAGCTGCATTCTGCGCGGCGGTCACGTTGCCGTTGGTGACCGTGAGGCTCGACTGCACGCCGTCGATCCGCTCGGATTGGGCGGTGAGTTTGCCGTCCTGCTCGGTGACCTTGGTTTCCACCGTGGTGACGCGGCCAGCCAGGCCGTTGGACTGGGACACCACCTGACCAACATCGAGCCAGTAGGTGGCGTTCGGCGGGGCCTTGGCTCCGGTCAGGTCAGCAGGCACAGCAATCTTGGCCTGATACAGACGATCATTCAGGCGCGTAGAAGCGCCAGCGGCATAAGCCTTCTCCTTCTGGTACTCAGCCGACTTGGCGATTGCGCTCACCTGGTCGATCTGTTGCTGCAGGCTGCCCTGAACCTGGGAGATCTGCTCGCCCAGCTGGTCGTTGATCTCCTCGACCTGGTCCTTGACCTCTTCCACCCGCTGACTGACCGAACCCGGCAGCGATGGCGGACCATCAATCAAGTCGATGCGTTCCTGCAGCGCCGGGTAAAGCGCACCCTCGGTGATCTTGTCCTTGAAGTACTCCTCATATTCGGACTGGTCCGCACTCGACTGGCCGTTGACGCCCACACCCGCCGGGTACCAAGGCCCAACGTTGCCGGTCCGGTCGATCAAACGAGCCCAGAAGAAGAACGACACACCGGCAGCCAGGCCGTGCAGCTCATGCTTGGCCTGCGGGTAGGCGAAGTCGCCCAACTTTATAGCGTCATTGCGCGAATTGGTTTTGCTGTACCAGATCTCCGTCCGCTCAGTGTCCTCGGCGCCAGCAGGAAAGCCCCAAGAGAGCCCGATGCCATAGACCAACGCTGCGGTGGTGAGGAACGAAACCGCTGGCGGCAAGCCGACCTTGCCCGTCAACTGGGTCAGATTGGAGCTCTTCCAGATCGACGAAATATCGAACGCACTCACGGCACGAACACGGGCCAGGTAAGCGCCCGCGTAAATGCCGGTCACGTCGACAGAGGTCGAACCGGTGCGTTGCAGCTTGATCCAGTTGCCGTTGTCCTTGCGCCATTCGACGTCGTAGGCAACAGCGCCAGCAACAGCAGGCCAGGTGATGGTCATGGTGCTGATCGCGATCCCCTGGTTGATCGCAGAGTTCGAAGTCAGGGTGACACTAGCCGGCGGCGGTACCACCGTGACTGGGATAACACTGATCGGCCGCTCCTCAAGGCGGGCACCGGTGTCGATGTGGGCGAACTTGCTTGGGTCGTACTGCACCGCACTGATCTCGAACACACCAGGCTCTGGGCGGGTCACGCGGGTCACACGGTACAGCGGTACGGCCAGGTCGTCAGCGTCGAGCGCCCACACCAGCTCAGGCTCAGGCTCCACCGAGTAGGCGGCGGTGACCGTTACGCCCCGGCCACTCACCGATTGAACAGTGCGCGCCTGGCAGGTGCCATCCGGCAGGTTGAGGATCAAGCGGTCACCGGCCTTGGCCTGGGTGTCACGGTCCAAGCCGATGGTGCGGCCGGACACAGCAGCGATACGCCCGCCAATTGGCCGGCCTGCCAGCAGCTCATCCGCCACCGGGATGACATAGCCCGGCAGCGGGATGCGCCCATCGAGCCCGACTTTGAAGGTGATGCCTCGATCCCTCGAGTTCGTCAGCAGCGCCCATTTGCCGCGGCGCTGGGCCTCCGACTCGCGGGTGCAGCCGATCGCACTGATCTCCAGCACGTTATCGCCATAGCGGCGCTGCAGCTTCTGATCGGTCACCGAGGTGACATCAGTGTCGTAGCTGTTCGCCGGGTTGTCGTAGCTGATCAAGGCGCGGCTGTAGCGCGTGCGCTCCGAGGCGCTCGAGTAGGTGAATTTGCCGTCGATGACGTTCGCCCTGGTGTAGGCAAAGTCGAAATCGGTGTCGCGCGGCATGTCGGCTAGGCTATACACCTGCCCCTGCGCCCAGTAGGTCATACCCCGGTAGATTGCCGAGATATCGCGCAGCAGGCTCCAGGCGTCGGCCTTGCTCTGCAGGTTCAGGTTGCAGATGAAGCGCGGCTCCTGGCCGCCCTTTCCGTTCGGTACCAACTGATCGCAGTACTGGGCGATCCGGTACAGCTCCCACTTATCGACCTGCCAGGACTTGATGCGCCGGCCCAGGCCAAAGCGGTCGTTCACGGTGACGCCGTAGGTGTGCCAGGCCGGGTTGTCGGTCCAGGCTTCTTTGAAGGTGCCATCCCAGACCCCGGTGTATACCCTGGTGCGCGGGTCATAGTTGCTGGGCACCTGAAATTTGCGGGCGTCACAGTCCACAGTGACCGCCGGAATGTTGCGGAACTGCTCGGCCGAGAACTCGATGTAAAGCAGCGCGGTGTTTGGGTAGCGAATCTTGACGTCGATTACTTCGGTGCGACCCACGATTTGCATGGTGTCGGCAATCTTGTTGTTGTTCTGGTTCGGCGTCAGCCGGCGAACACGCAGTAACCAGCCGCTGGTGGCTCGTGGCAGATCGATGCGACGGGTGCGCTCGTAGGTGCTAGTGGTCTTGCCGTCGACAGCTTCCAACAGCACCTGCTGGTAGGGGCCGCCGTCAGTGGCCAAGTCCACGGCATACTCAATTCGATAGCCGTTGACGTTGCCACCATCGTCGATCGACTGCAGCATTGGCCAGGCGAAGCGAAGCCGGATGGCGTCGAGATCTAATTTATCGATAGCACGTATGTACGGATTCTCGCTGCGAAGTTCGACGTTCTCGGGGAGTTCATTTGCCACCGATGGGATGCCCTGGATATAGCTTTGCTCCACCGACCCGGTACGCCACTCCCACTTCACGTTCGGGAAGTTCAGGTTGCCGGCCGGGTCGGCCAGCGGCGTACTGTCCAGGTAGATGTCACGGGCGGTTGGCGTGCCCTCGAACTCCCCCTCTCCCACGGCGATCAGCATTTTTGCTACGGCGACCGAGCGCAGGCTGTCCGGCGCCTCAGTAGGCTGTTTCGGCTTATCCGAGCCGCCCTTGGCGCCGACGATATCCAGTTTCTGTGCTGCGCCCATGCTTTCCTCCAGGCATAAAAAAACCGCCGGGCGGCGGTCGGTGTTCTTTGTGCGATTTACATTTGGTCTTCAGCGAGGATCTCGGCGCTGATGATCGCGCCGCCCCACCGCCGGCGCCCAAGGCAGAGCGGTACGGGATTGCCGCTGGCAGTGGTGTTTCGGGCGCTGCCAAATGCGTATCCCGGCTGATTCTCCGGCGCAGCACTGGTCTTCAGGCCTTTAGCTTGGGGGCTGAGCATCTGGATGACGCCGCCAATCATCAATGCCGCACCTGCCTGATAGAGGAATGGCGAAGCAGCCGCAAAGGGCGTGAAGGAAACGACGTATGCTGCGGCGACCAGAACAGCTCCAATGATTGTCTGGAGACTCCCCCCGCGCTTACTACCGACCATCACAGGGGCAATTCGAATTTCGCCAGTTCCGCTGAAGCCCAACTCCTTTTCCTGGAGATTCTTTGACCCTCTGAAAATGGCGAATTCAAGCCCGCGCGACCTTGCATTGGAAATAAATTTCTCGAACCCTGGGATCTGGACGCAGAGCGCCTTGACCGCCTCGGCCGGGGTTTTGACGGAAAGCCGAAACTCTCGGCCGAACTTTCTGAGCAAGCCGTACAACCTGACAATGGTCATCGGCTCGTAGCAAATAGCAGACATACTTTTTCTCCGGGCATAAAAAAACCGCCCCAAAGGCGGCTTCGAAAACTCGACATCTCTACAGACAGGTACGTGCTACATCCACCCACTTATTCCAGGTTCCATTGCGAACGTAAACTCGCACTGTGGCACCACCTGCTGCCTCATCTACAAGCGCCATGGCTGGCGTTCCAACCATGTCAATGTTGAGCTTGATGCTGTAGCCGCTCTCGGTCTCAGTTGCCGCTACATTCGAATTGAGGTCCTGCCATTTCGGGGTGAGGCACCTTGAATAGTCACGTGGGGACTTTGCAGTTTTGGCTTCGAGGTTAGGACCGCTCTCCTTCAAGTCACTCGGGGACACACACCCCGTCAGCAACGCCACCACCACCGCCCCAATCAAAATTCGCATGTGATCCCTCCCTTGAAATGGGTGACTGTAGCGCGGACCTGGCCGGGCATCCAAATGCAAAAAGCCCAGCGCGGGGCTGGGCTCTTTCAAGCCAATCTATCAGCCGCGAGAAACGGTGATGATGTAGCCAGGGTATTTTGCTTCTAGTTCATTCCGGCACTGGTCGATTGCTTCTTGATGGCTGAAAACAAAAAACTGTTTTGAGCCGGCGGTGGAACTCTGTTGGCCAGGCTTCTGATGGCGATATTTAGCTGTAAACCACTGTTTTCCTGAACTCATCGTGCAGCTCCCTAGTGGGCGAGATTTTTTGGCGCCATCAAATTACCATCACTCAGCCCTCGCTCAAACCTGGATGGAAACCCAGTAACCGCCCAGCTCGACGCCGTAGTAGCGTTTAGCCTTCAGACGATTTGAGATTAGGGGGCAAGATGCTCAAAAAAGCAGTCCGGTTGATCCGAAACGAAAGCAAGCGGCCTTGGTCGGAAGTCAACAGCTGGGCGCTTGCGCTCATTGGTGGTCCAAGCTTTGTGGTTGGAACCTATTACGCCGCTGCGGCAGTTAATGTAGCACCTGACCTCATACATGCGACGGAACAGGTTGGATTCACTGCTTTAGGGATCGTGGCGTACAGCCTCACCGGATTGATGGCAGTGGTTGGCTGGCATTTTTTGAGAGTCGCGCAACGGTGCTCCGACCTTCTATATCAGCGGCATTACAGATAAAGCCTCGCCGCAGTATGCTTTACGAGCCTGAAAAAGCGGCTGTCCACCCATCCAGCGTGGATGGAAAACCAGTACCGCGCCAGTATTCCGGCACAGTAGCGTTGCACCTCCAACGAACCGCCCCCAGTCCGTTGCCGGAAAGCCCATGGACCGGGGTATTAAGCGACCTTGGAGGTCGAATGAGCAGCAAAATTACACCTAAAGGGGCACCCATCCATTTTCTTCAGGAAGGGGAGCGGCTTTCGGACACCGCAGAGCGAGCTCCAATCATTCCTGTGATTCGCATATCAATACTGCCAGCTCTGCCAGCATCCCCGAACATTGCAGTCCCAGGTACAAGCCCTCTGGAAGTCACTGCATTGATCGACACGGGAGCTGAGGGGGTCTACATAGACGAAGACTTCGCGAAGCAAAATGGGTTTCTCAGCGAAAAAACCATGACCGTCTATTCGGCCGCAGCGACTACCATCGAGCCGGTCTATCCAGCTCTTTTCGAGCTGCCGGAATCTTCATCGCATTATAGGCAATTTGCGGAGTTCACCTCGGTCCCGCTCCGAAAAAACGGTCGCCAGTACGATGCAATTCTCGGTATGCAGCTGCTTAGCAATGGCGTGCTCGTGATGGACTTCGACTCACACACCTACCGGTTTGAGTTCACTACTCAGGCCAACAAATAGCAGCTCTCTGGTATCCCAAGGACCGTTCTGCCTCAACGGGATGACTTCACAGTCATCCCGTTTACGGGGCACCAAAGGCTTCACCGTAACAACCTTTGCTCGTGGGTCGATCCTTGCCTCGAGTCTTCTCACGGCTACCACATTCGCCTTCTGCTCGCTCATACTTCCCCATGGCGGCCCAGCCGCTTCACTTCGCGTCCCGATGACGCAACACAAGTCGCGTCCGGTCGAGCCAAGGCCCGCCGAACACGATGATTTCTGATGGCCTGCCGTACAGGTGGTGCAGCAGGAATGGGCCCTGGCCGAACACCTGGACCAGCTCGCCGGGCAGCTGCGGATCTGCGCCCAGGTAGATCCCGGCATGGTTCGGGTGCGACGTGCGCCCCACCTCCATGACGATCATGTCGCCGCGCTGGGGCTGACCAACCTGGTAGAAGCCAGCCGCTTCATAGGTCTGTTCGTACAGGCTCGGGCCGTCGGCCTGCTCCCACCACCCCTCCTCTCGCGCATAGGGGGGAAACTCCAGGCCCCACTCGCGGCGGTACCAATCAGCGCAGACCTGCCAGCAATCCCAGGCGCCATGTACGAACGGCCGCGCCAGCAACGGCGTATGGCCAGTGGGTGTGATACTGCGCAAATCCCCCTCCGGCCACGACAGGATGTGCCAGGGCAGACCCGTGGCTTCGCACATGGCCAGATCGCGCGGGGACGGCCTGCTGGTGGCATCAGGATGGGAGTGAACGATGCCGATCACCTCGCCCTGGTCTTCCGCCGCGGCGTATTCATCAGGCGCGATCCGGAATTCCTCGCCCGGGTCGCTGGCGGTGTTGCTGCATGGCACGTACACCTGCTTGCGGCCGACGGCCACGACCAAGCCGCAGCACTCGCGCGGGTACTCAGCCGCGGCGTGCGCTTGCACGGCGGCCAGGATGTGTTTTCGCATGGTCAGCTCCGAGCAATAAGGGATACGGCCGGAAAGCCGCCGAAGGAGAGCTCGTTGGTTTCGCCGAAGCGCAACTTGCAGGAGCTAAGGCAGCCCTTGCACTGGTCCTTCGAAGGGTCGTCCGTGGGGTTGTCCTCGTCGTCGAACATCGCAGCGCCGGTGTAGTTGCAGTCAGGGCCCCGATAACCATTGGTCATGGCCCAGTGGCAGAAGGTGGTCATCTGCCGGCCAGGCAGACCAAAGCCGTCGATTTCGCCCGGTGAAGAAAGCTCCCACACGACCATCTCGCCGTCTTCGCCGGTCTTCTGGTCGATGTACCAGATCTCGAGCGCCTCCTGGGTCGGGTCCGCTCCAGGGTTGCCGTCTGGGAAGTTCTCGGCATCCAGGTACTGGGCCAGGGTCTCGCGCACAGTCAGTTGGAACTTCAGCAGGTCGTCGAAAGCCAGGCACAGTGCCGTGATGCGACCATTTACGTTACCTGCCGACAGCGTTGGCCGAGTTGCCGAGCCGTTACTGTCCGCACCAATCCCTTCGATCTGCACTGGCCAGGCCGCGTATTCATTGCCCTGCCAAAAGATCGACTTGGCCGGCAGCTGATCGGCATCAGCCCCGGCCGCAGTCAGTTCCTCTGGCGAGTGTGGAATGGCGTGGCCGTGGAATCGAAGCACATCGGCGCCGTACTCGGAGCCGTCGATCTCGAAAAGAATGACCTCATCGCCAGGCTCCAGCTTCTGGATATCTCTGATCAGGGGCATGGGTTGGCCTTATGGATGGAATGTCTGCGTGAAGGTTGCAGCCAGGGCGTAGATCCGCCCGCCGCGGTTGATAGGTTGGTAACCGGCGCACTTGTACAGGCCAAGCTCGCCCAGCGGCGGTGTCCACAAAAAGGCTTTGGTGCCCTTGTGGCGATCGAGGAAGGCCTGCATGGCTTTCACTCGCTCCTTGGTGCCGGTGTAAGTGATGGGCCAGGACTGCGAGCGGTTGTTCAGGCTTTCGCCAACCGATTGCTCGTAGCCATCGCCGAACTTCTTTGTGCGTACGGCAAACGTCACCTCACCCTGTTCGCCGCTTTGCACAGGCCAGGTAAAAGTTTCGATAGCCATCAGCGCCCCTTCAGTGCAGTGTTGATACGGCCGCCCTGTCTGAGATCCTTGGCCATCATCTGGTTGTACTTCTGCTCGATCAACGGGCCCACTACGGCGGCAAACTGCTCAAGCCCAGCGGTATCGCTGGTTGAGCTGGTGTTGCCGTCGCCATCGATGTTGATCGTTACGTGCATCACGGATCCTCCCCCGCCTCCGGCTGCCGCAGCGGATACCGGCCCAGTCCCCAGCGGCGTGATCGTGCCGCCCTCGGCCCCCATCATCAGGTAGGTCTTCCCTCCCTGATTCAGCAGCTCCGGGCCCAGTTCGTTGACCTGGTAGAGCGAGTTCGCCGCTACCGGGCCGCCGGCGGCACGTTGACCAGAGACAAAGTTGTCCATGATCTCCGGGCTGTAGCCGGCCTGGGTCGAGCCTGCAGAGGTAGGTGCGCTGCCGCCACTGAACCAGGCGCCCAGCGCACTACCGGCAATGCTCGACAGCAACCCTGAGGCAGCCTGCCGGGTGGCAATCCGCGCCATGTCCGCCAGGATCGACTTGGTGAAGTCGGCGAACGAGAACTTGCCGGTCATAGCGAAGTTGACGACCGCATCCTCCATTGAGCTGAAGGCGTTGGTGAAGAGGCTCTTGGTCTGGCCAGCGACGTCCCGGGCCGACTCCAGGTAGTTCTGGAAGGCCGACGAAGCGCCGGCGCTCCAGCTGCCCTGGGCAGTGGTCATATCGTTGTAGTTGGCGATCGCAGTTTCCTGCAGGTCGCGCTGGGTCTTGTCGAGCGCCACCAACTTCTGGTTGTACTCATCGAGGCTCATCCCGCGGGAGCCGTCACCGTACTGGTTGGCCAGGTCCAGCTTCTGCTGGTTGATGCGGTCGGTAATGCCGTTCTGCTGGTCCTGCAGGCCGCGCTGCCGGTCGCCAAGGCCGAGCCCTTCGGCAGATCGCTGGCCCTGTAAACGCAGCGCCTTCACCTGCTGCTCCAGTGCGCTAGTGTAGGTCTGCACCGCCTGGGCCTGCTTGCGCAGCCGGCCCTCCTCGTTCGTGGCCAGCACCGCCAATTCCGAATCGGCGTCTTTCTGCGCCTTGACCATACTGGCCCGGGCATCAGCGATCTTCTGGTCCAGCTGGACCCGCTGGGCGGCGGAGGTGTCGGCCTTGCCCTTGGCAGCTTCGAGCGCCGCAATCTCCGCCTGGTAGGCGTTGGTAACCTCGTCCTTCTGCTGCTCGATGATGGCTGCGCGTTGGGCCGCGTAAGACTCCTGGGAGATGATGCCGGCCTTCTGGGCTGCATCCAGCTCCTTCTCAGCGTTCTTGTACTCAGCGAGAATCGCCGCGAGCGAGTTCTTTGAGTCATTGAAGCCAGTCATGTTTACCGCTGTGGCTCGGACCGCCGGGTCCTTGTTCTTGTCCTTGATGTTCTGGATGGTCTTGGTGACAACATCAGCCTGCACCAACGGGTCATTCGGGTTGGCCTGCCTCAGCGCCTCGACATCCCGCCGATACTCTTTGATCAGCTTGTTGCGCTTCTCTTCATTGGTGAGGTTGGTATCGCTAATTTGTTTGAGGCGTGCAGCTGCATCGATACCATCTCGCTCTACCCGAACCCGATCGGCTACAAACTTGGTACGACTCCGCTCTGCCTCAATCTGCATCTCGAGGTAAGCAAGCTCCCTCTTGTCGTTCTCGGTGTCCCGGGTCTCAATCCCCATGGCTGCGGCGCGCCCTCCGCGCCCCTGGTTGGTCTGCAGCCGCTGACGAATCACCTCCGCCTGCTGCTCCAAGGTCTGAGCCCGGCCGACACTTAGTGTGGCGTCGAGAGCTTCAGCAGCGGCACTCTTGATCCCTTTCCAGGCGCTTTCGATCAGGCCTAGGTTCTCGGTGACTTCGCCGGTTCTGGTCCTAATGGTGTCGGCATAGGTATCGGTCAGCAGCTTGGCCGCGCCGATGGTATCGCCCTGCTCCTTCAAGGCCACGATTTGCGAGTAGACCGACGCCGTCAGGAAGTTGTACTGGTCGTTCAGCTCTTTGGCGGCAGCGGCCGGGTCTTTGGCGATCTTGGCGAACTCGGCAACAGTTGCATCAATGGATCGGCCTGCGGCCTTTTCCATATTCAATGCGGCTTCAGAGATCGTTTCGAAGCTGCCGCTGGCGATCTTGCCGTTACCGGCGAGCTTGGCCAGCACTTCAGCTGCGGCACCGGTAGTGCCGATGGTGGCACTGACCTGCTGAGCCATGGTCGCCAGCTGATCAGCGCTGGTGCCTGCGGCGTTACCGGTGAAGATGATCGCCTCGTTGTACTCACCCGCCTCTTTGCTGCCCTTGTAGTAGGCAAGGGCCAGCGCACCGGCCGCAGCTGCTGCGACGGTGAACGGGTTGACCAGGCCGAGCACGTAGCCGCCGAGCGCCTGAGCGGCCGGCCCGATGCCGCCGAACATATCCTTGAGCTGGCCACCCTGCTGCAGCAGCACAGTCAGCGGCGCCTGACCGCCCTGCAGCGAGACGAAGATGTCGGTGAACTGGGCCGGCACCCCACGGAGAGCCGCGGCGTTCTGCTTCGCGGTGTTACCAGTTCGAGTCAGCGAGTCATCGAAGCGAGTCAGCGCCTCTCGGGACTGCTGGATCTTGCCCTGGTACTCGCTGAAGATCTCGGGATCGAGGAACTTCTTCTGCTTGGCCAGGCGGTTTTCCAGCTCATCCAGGCGGCCCAGTGCTTTAACCGTCGGGTCGATCTCGCCGAGCAGCTGACCAAGGTCATCAGCCTGCCCGCGAAGGGCCTGGCCAGCCTTTTTCGCACTCTGCTCGACACCAGCAGCAGCCTTTTCGGCGCGACCACCAGCCTCAACCAGCTTGTCCAGGTCAGTCGCGGCGTGCGCGGCATCGCCGGAATCAACCCGGATGCCCAGTTCGGCAATGGTGGTCATGATCTACTCCACTGATTCAGCCATGACGGCCAAGGCCTCGGCCTCCAGTACACGGAGGTCGGGAAAAATATCGGGAAGGTCGCGGCGCTTGATACCGAGCATCGAGGCGACGGCCGGGATGATTGAGTAGTCCAGGCCTGAGGGGCCGCCCATGCCCGTCCGCCACTGAGTGGACATTGCCTCGAACAGGCGAAATGCTGGCCAGGCGTCCGCCCAGACCTCTACCTCTTCCTCGGGAAGGTCGGCGCGGCTCAGACCGAGCATCGCCAGTTGTCCTTCGGAGGCCCCCTGCTCGTAGACGGCCCTAGCAGCGTTCTTCAGTTTCCCAGGCGGGCCGGACTGTATGCGTTCTGGAACGCATCGATGACAGCTTTTGGCGCACCAGTGCAGGTTCTCACCAGGTCGAGGATGGAGTCGTCGCTGAACTCGTCGTCGAGATCCCAGCCGACCACGATGTCCTTCAATTGCTCAGCCTGAAGTTCGATCTCGGCGGCGGTGGCGTCCTTCCAGCTGACACCCTCCTCCTTCGCTTTTTCCGCCCAGGCATCGCGCGCCTTGTTCCAGCGGTCGAACATCTCGGACAGCGCGATGCGGTCCAAGTAACGAAACTCAAAACCAACCTCGACTGGGACGGAGCCAACACGCGGAAGCTGTACCGCAGCTCCGAACGTTGGGTTATGCGCGATCTTAATCTTCGCCATGGAGCCCCCTTAGGCGTTGTAGCGGGTCGGGCGACCGGACAGGCCGATGCTGATGGTGCGAGTCATCAGCTGGTTGCGATCCATGGTCGGGGTGCTGGTGATGCTCACGTAGCCGGGCATCAGGATCTGACGATTGCCCGGCAATTTCAGGCGAACCACCGCAAGCTCCTTAGAGTCGTCATACCCCTCAACCACGCTGACATACCCTGCCTCAGGCTGATCTTCGACGGCGATCGAAACGCTGATCGGATTGCGGTTGGTGGGGAACTGGAGGTCGTCGTCATTCTCCAGGTAACCAACGGTGAGGAACTGCTGTTCACCTCCGGATACAGTGAAGGCGGTGACCTTGGAGATCTGAGTCCAGTCCGAAACCGGTACGACAGTCCCGGCGCCAGCACCTGCGGTGAAGCGCTCCTCGTTGGTGGTATCGAGGCCGGCCAGCGAGAAGGCGTCGGCGGTAACACCGGACGCCTTGACGGCGCGGTCGTTAATCAGCGCCCAGCCGGAGTTGATCAGCAGGATATCGCCAGCGTCGATGCCGTGCCCGACGGAAGCGGCCACCGGCGGCTTGGCGTTGGTCAGGGAGGTGAAAGGTACAGCGGTGCCGAGAACAGAAGCGATCTCGACAACAGAGCCGTTGGGCAGCGGGATGCGTGCGGCCATGGTGTGTTTCCTCATTGATGCCCGCCGGGCGGCGGTTGGTTATGCCCCAGCGGGCGGTTGGTCTGCGACACCCTGGTAAGTGAAGCTGGCCGGGACTGTGTAGGTCGCCGGCTCGGTGATGGTGGGCCCCTGCTCCAGCGGCTCGACGATCAAGCCTTCGAAGCCGCTGCGGCTGAGTTCGGTGTCGACGCGGAACAGCGTGCTCAGTTCGTCGACCAGGGCCTCAGCAGTAGCCAAAGCCTGGCCCGCCGGGCAGACGATGCTGATCTGGTAGATGCCCCGGTACTCATAGGCCTCTGCAGCCAAGTAGCGGGTGGTGGTGCTGGCCGGCAGTAGGAAGGTCCGAAGGTAGGTTTCGCCCGGAGCGGCCTCGAAGTCCTCCTCCATGTGCGCAACCCGGATCGGGCGCGCGACAGCCCAGGCAGCCAACTTGGTCTCAATCGACTGCCGGGCTCGTGCGTGACTCATACCTGGTTTTCCCTGATAGCTTCGTCGACGATGCGTCGGAAGTTTGCCAGGGTCACCCGCACCATTCCGTGCGGTGCCTGGGTGGAATGGCCGTACTCGAGCGGGATCGCATACGGCAGATTGTTCACGATGTAGGCGGTCTGGCCGATCGTAAGCGCCGCGACCTGCGCCTTCAGCTCTGCGATGGTCTCATTACCAGATCGGTCGATCCGATCCAGCTCGCCAGTTGCCGGAGCATCGATGGAGAATTGCCAGTTGCCACGAAAGCGCCCGCCGACATACCCCTGGCCCGCCACAAGACCGTTCACAGCGAAGTTCTGATCGCGCTCTGCCTTGGTCAGCGGCTTGGCGTACTTGACGCCCTTGCGCAGCCTGCCGGCTTTGGTGAAGTTGTCCTGGTTCAAGCTGATCAGCGTGTTACGTACCGCGACCTTGAAGTCGTAGCTGTCAGCAGCCCGAGTGTTGGCTGCTCGATGAGCTACGTTGGCCTTCCAGATCTCGGGATCGCCCACTGGCGACATGCGGATGACACTGCTACCAATCTCAATAACGATCTCGCGAAACGTGGCATCAAGCGCCTGCTCAGCCTGCTCTGCGAAAGCCCGAATGCTGTCAGCGAATCCGCCCTGCAGCTCGCCGTATCGCTGCGTCATGTGTGAACCGCGCGGCATGTTCATTTCCTCAGCTGTACTGTCCAGGTGGCCTTGGCCGGATCCTCCGAAACGTTAAGCGCACGGTAGCCACTGACCTGGTCGCCGATCTTGGGGGCGGCCGACGTTTCAGTGGCCACACCGCTTTCCTCTACGAACAGCTCGTTCTGCAGCACCAGCAGCTTCACGTCCTCAGTCTGGATGCGTGATCCATCAATTTCCTTGGCCAAGTAGCTGCCGAACACGCCTCGGCCGGTGTAGCGAATGATCGTGGCAGGCGCTGTGCCGCCGATCTCTGGGTCATAACCGCCCTTAATGGTGCGGCTACCGACTACCGGTTTCACTGCGTCGGCCAGACCGTCAGGATCATCGAATGCTTCCGCCAGGTCGGCCTGAATCTCTTCGCGCATGCCCATGTTTATGTCCTCTTGAGCATGACGGTCCCGGAACGACGCACCCAGGGTGTTATCAAGTCCAATGCGAAGTTCTCAGCCGCGGACAGCTCGACTGAACCCTCGGCGTAGGTCTTGCTGGTCGAGGTGCCTGCCTGAGCTGACACGGTCTTGCTGAGCACCTCTTTGCCAGTGTCCTTGTAGAGCTTGTTCTCGGCAGCCAACTTGGCCACCTGCGCACCGGCGGTCAGGATCGCGTCCGGCGCCGGGCTGGGAACCGTTCGTTTGATCCTGGCCGTGAGCCAGGCGTTGGCCATAGCCACAGAAAGGGCTGCATCACCGGAACCCGCCCAACCCGGCCCGAGCTTCTGGTCGACGTCAGCGACGGTGATGAAGTCGGTCATGGCTTATTCCTTCGGGATCAGGGCCTGCAGGTCCGGCTTGTTCGCCGAGGCGTCAAAAGCGATGCCCTTGGCGGTCAGCCATTCCTTCAACTGCGGGACCTTCATCTTGTGCGGGTCGGTCTCATCGTCGCCGTCGCCCTCCACTTCCATCGCTTTGTCGATCTCCGCTTGGCTACTGAGGGAGGCGTAGCCATCCGGCGGGTATGCTGAAGCCTTGTAGCCCTGCTCCAACCACTGGGCAAGGGTCGGGCCGTCCAGGCGCAGGCCTTCCTCGATCTCGCTGACGCTGATTCCCTGGCGGTGGTACGCCTCGCCGATATGAGGGGCATCGCCCTGCACAGACACCGAGGTGGCGCCGTCGATGACGCCAAAGAACTGATCCAGGCGGCGATAGCAGGTGCCGCGCTCGCTGCCCGGGGAGTTGGTGTAGATGACTTTCATGGTGAGCTCCTGCGCAGGGCACCAGGTCGGCGCCCCGCATCATGGGGTCAAGGGGTGGCAGTGCCGCTGATTACCGCGGCAAACGGGACCTGCTTGCGGTCGAACACGCGCTGCCAGTTGGCGGCACTGGCGTATTGGACAGCAGAGGGACTGAGGTTCAAGTTCTCGCTGCCCTTCCAGCTGAATCCGGCTGGCTGCAGGATGAAAGTCTTGCGCTCCCACAGGACCTCCGCACCACCACCGTTACCGCCGCCGGGCTTGCGCTCCAGCTCGACCGGCACAGTTGGCGAGCCCTCGCCGTAGCCGAATGCACCCTGGCCGAAGAAGACGGACAGAAACTGGCCTGGCGCGTAGGTCAGGCTGTCATCCATGAACACTGGTTTGCCCAGATAGGTGGCCAGGATGATCTTGCCCTGGGAGTCGCGCAGGTACTCGATCATGTCCTGCTTGACCATCTGGTTCATGACCACGGAGTGCACGCCGATGGCGGCGAACATGTCAGCAGCGTCACCAGCGGTGAAGGCAGCGTCCTGGAAGGCGTTTGCGCTGATCGACGCACCGGAATCCTTCACCATATCGCCACCGTTGTTGGCAATGTTAGAAGCGATCACACCGCGCGCAGAGCCCAGCAGGTAACGTTGCCACTGGCGGGTCCAGTAGGTGCCGAAGCGGTTGCGAATGTGCTGTTGAGGCTCAGAGTTCGCCAGTTCAGCAGTCAGGTCTGCGACGCCGTAACCCTTGTTGAGGTACAGGGTACGGGCGCGCATGCTGCCCTGCTCAGCCTTGCCGACCTCGCCCAAGTCATCGGGGTTGTCGTTGGAAATGTTCGGCGCCTCGTCGGCGTCCAGGTCCTGCCAGTAGCTGATTTCGGAAGTGCCCTGGCCGTTCTTGGCGATGTCGTCGAGAGTCGCCGAGCGAGTCACAATGCCCGACTCGAAGACGGCGGTCTTCTCGGGGGAGTTCACCGGCTCCAGGGTGCCGTAGTAGTCGGAAACGAAGATGTCCGACAGTTGGGTAGATGCCATGGTTTAAGTTCCTCGGGTGGCTTGGAGTTTTTTGTAAGCTTCAGGGTTGTCCCGGGCGATCGCAGCGCGCTCTGCCTCGGTGTACTCACCCCACTTCTTCGTGGCCTTGCCACCGTTGTCGCCGGTCTGCCCGGCACCCTGAGCCCTTGGCCACAGGTGGGTAGCGGTCTCGCGCAGCGATTCCGCCCATTCGAGGGGAGACAGCGGGGTCTTGCCGTCCTTCCCATACACGACTTCGCCGGCACGGTCAGTGGCGATTGGTTCGCCGTCTTCGCTCAGTTTGAAGGTGCCGCGGGCGCGCAGGATGATGTCCTCGGCAGCCTCAGGCAGCGCGCCGGCCTTGATGGCAGCGGCGCGGATGGAGTCGGCCAGCACCTTGTCGCTGTACTTGGCAGCGAAGGCTTCGGCCTTGTCAGCACGCTCGTTGGCGGCCTTAACCTGCTTGTCCAGGTCGGTACGCAGACGCTCGGTGCGGCGGTTGATGACCTCATCCAGCTTGCCCTCGGCGATCAGCTTGGTCTCTTCATCCTGACCGGCCTTGGCCAGCAGACCCTTGACCGCTTCGATGTCCAGGCCTTCAAACTTGCCCTTCAGGCCGTCCAGCTCGGTTTTGATGGTCTTGTTGGAGTCGATCAACTCCCGGTTCTTGGACTTGAGGCCCGAGACCTCGCCGTCCAGAAACTTCTGCACCTCACCCCCCAGCGCTGCCTTCAGCGCGGCGGTTTGGCTTTCGTCGAGGGTGAGGCCGTGGGCGGCCGGGTCGAAGTCAAAAGGCATGTGGCTATCCCCTTGGGATTGATTGGCCCGCCTGGCGGGCATGAAAAAGCCCCGCAACTGCGAGGCCGTTGATCGCGCCACGAAACCGTGGCCCTTCGTTTTGTGGCGCGAGCTAGCTGATGCCGGCCCGCTCAAACGCCAACGGCTCCAGCTCCTTGAGCTGGTCAAGCGTCAGCGGCTTAAAGTTCTTGTCCAACTGCAGCGCAGCAAAGCGCTCCGCCGTAAGGCCGCCATCGCGGAACAGCTTGCCGCGCACCGGTCCCAGTGCCGCGTCTTGGAAGGCCGCAGGCTGCGTTTGGAGCCACTGGTAGTAGCTGAGGCTTGCCGATACCTGCCCTCCTCCATCCGCACCAACGGCTGCCCGCGTAGCGCCTTGCCCGAACAGCGCCGACAACCTGGTGATCGGCGTGATGGTGGTTCGGCAGTGGATGTGAAACGGGGGAATTGGCCCTTTGCCCATCTCGTACTCCCGACCATCCAGACTCCGACACTGCACGCTGGTCTTCCGGTCCAGGGTGGCGACGATCCGATACCCGGGCACGACCGCGGAGTTCGCCTTGAGTGTTTCCATGCGCGCGGTGGTGGCCACATGCTGGACTGCGGTCTGAACGACTGCCCGAGCGCTCCGGTTCGTGACCGCCAGCACGCCATCGGTGAAGTTCTGCGCCGCAGTGCCGCGCACGGCTTGGGTGATCTCGGCATTGGTCTGGCCCTGCACGACACCCATCCGGATGGCGTTGGTGACCCTATCCGCCTCGGTGCGCGTCCAGCCATTGAGGAAAGGCTTGAGCAGCTTGCCGCCATCCACGCCGGCCACCTGCAATGGTTGCGTGTTGATCGCAGCTCGGATCAGGGAGTCCGCCGGCATGACCGCGTCGATCAGGAGCGCCTTCGCAAGGCTGCGACCTTCAAAGGCTGCCTCATACAGGGCGATGTCCACCAGGTCGGACTGCATCCGGTCGCTGAAGGCCTTGTAGATCTCCAGCAGCTTGCCGCCCACCCGCCCCAGGAACTCCTCGAGCCTGCTGCGGCTGTAGTTCGTCAGTTCCTTGCGGGTAAGTTGATCGCGAACATGGGTATCGATCCGGCGCAGATAGGTTTCAAACTTCTTGACCTCGCCCGCCTTGAGCCGCTCAAGCAGAACCGAGTGGCGGCTTACCTGCTCCAGCAGCTTCTCGTCCGCTGTCTGCTCCGGTTTCGTCGCCATCGTCTTTATCCAGGTTGATGCCGACCGACTCGCGCTCGTCGCTGATCAGCTCGGCCTCTTCGTCGTAGGGGCGCTCCGGCAGCTTGCCGGTGGTTAGGTACTGCCAGTAGGTTTCGGCACTGATGGTCCCGGCCATCACACTCTTCTGCAGTTCGGCCAGCACCTGGGCATCGACCTCAGGAATGACGAACTCCGGTTTAACTGTGAAGACGACCTCGTCCGGGTTGTAGCCGGTCCACTCTGCGGCATAGCGCAGGGCTTGCTCGATGCCGGCAGCAGCGGTGATGACAATACTGTGCAGCGTGGCGTGCTGGTCGTTCTGACGGGTCTTGCGGGCCTCGCCGGACTCAGTGCCGGAGACGTCCATGACCTTGGCGCCAGCTTCAAGGGCCGCGCTCTTCTGGTCTTCCATTGCCGTGCGGACGGCCTGGATGCCGGCGCCCTGAAACTCCAAGTAGCCGCATTGGCCATTCGGGCCGAGGTCCCAAGCAGCAGACGGCCCGGTTACGCTGAGCTCCACGCTTTCGTCCAGGCCGGACACCCACGGTTGAGGATGGCTGGTCTGGTGTAGCGCGGTGAAGTAGTCGGCGCTGAGCTGGTAGGACTTCAAGGCTGCCCGGGCCATGGTCAGTAGCGGGATCTCGTCGACGTCCGGCGAGTTGTCAGTGGAGCCGCAGTAGATGACCGGGATGTAGTCCAGACCACGCACCAGGTTGTTGCTGCCGTCGACAGTGCCCAGAGGGCGGTCGTCCTCGATCAGCTCGCCGGCCTCGTTTCGCACGCCGGTGCGGCAGACCGCGCCGTCCATGTAGAACTCGCGGAAGACTGTCTCGCATTCGTGGCTGTAGCGATCCTGCTCCTTGCGCCTGAACTCGCGGAACACGGACAACACCAGGTCCTGACGGCCACCTTGGTCGGCAGTGTCCCAGTTGATGGCGTTGCGGACCGCGTACGTGGCGAAGTACGGCTGCCCCGTGTCGTCGATGTTGACCACCAGCGGTACCCGGCCATGCGAAATGGCCTGGCGCACGATCCGGAGGAACAGCTGGGTCAGGCCGAAGCCATCAGCCGTGGCGTTGTCCTCCAAGCCCTTCAGTCCCGAGGGTAGCTTCACCTCAGGGATCAGCCGGGAGACCAGGCCCATCATCGAGCGCAGCGAATCTCGAACCCAGTGTTCGTACTGGGCCCGGTCGGTGTAGTTCCGGTAAAGGTAGGCATTGCCCGCGCCGTCCAGCTTCTCAGCCTCGGTCATGCCGCTCGGCTTGGGCAGGTTGCGCGGGCTGCGCTTGATAGCGCCCTCGCCTTCTAGGGCGTCGTCCATCATCCGCCACTCTTCAATGTGAGCGTCGTAGTCTGGGTTGGTGGATTGAACAGGCATTACGCCAAACCTCCGATGCGGCGGACACCGCCTGTGCGTTTACGTCGCGCCATGGCAACGGCGAAATAGCGGAACCCGTCAGCCGGGTGCGAGGACCAGTCGTGAAGCGGTTTGTCCTTCCAGCACCCACGCTTGTCGTCCCACTCCTTGCGGTAGCTTTCCAGAGCCGTGATCCCCTCACCGCACTTGGCCTCGTCGAAGGCGCAGTTGGGCAGGATCTCGCGCGCCTGCTCGATGCCTTCATCAACGCCGAGCTTGGGCACCACTTGGAAGGTCATGCGGTACTTCTCACCGTCGATCTCGTAGCCCTCGCGCGCGAGTTCGCGCCGGGTCTTGCCGTCGCTACCAAACTCGCGGTTATCGATGTCGTGTGGGCCCCAGTGCTCGCCGTAGGTGTATCCGCGATCCTTCAGCACCTTCATGTAGTGCCGCAGGCCCTCGCCGCTGTTCTGGTAGAAGTCGATGACGTGGTATTCCTCGCCGACGATCCGGACGAACCAGATGGCCGTGGAGTCGCCCACACCGATGTCCCAGAACGTGTGCACGGGCAGGTGGCTGTTATCAGGCAGCTTGCCGATGCGCTGGGCGGCGTAGAGCTTGGTGAACTGCTTGGCGTAATAGGCTCCCTCGATCGTCTGCTGGAATGCCTCGACAGGGATCGACGGGTACTCCCGTTTCATGTCGTCGCCGAGGGTCTTTTCCTTAGCGCTGTACCAGGCGCGCTGGCCTGGGTTGGTGACGATGCCGTACTTGGCGCTCAGCTCATCGAAATACTTTGTCAGCCGGTCCGGTATGACGACATCGGTCGGGTCCAGCCAGTACAGCGGGTTCCGCCACCAGCTGAAGAAGAAGAACTTCCAGTCCAGCAAGCCCAGGGGCACGCCGGCAAGCTGCTGCTTCTCTGCGCTCTGCGAGTAATCGAAGAAGTAGCCCGCTCGCCCCTCCGCCGTCGACTCGATCGTGACGAAACACTCTGCGGCGACAGCCTCAAAGGCGCCGGTGACGATCTCTCGTGCCTTGTGGGGAAACTTGGCACAGATCTTCCCAAACTCGGATACGTGCAGATACCGTAAAGTCCCGCCCCGAAAGGATGTGGACACGTAGAGCGATCCGCCTTTGCTGAACACAAGCTCACCAGCAGCATCGTTGCGAGCAGGGTTAGCAGCGCGTATCTCCTTGGGAAGGTGGTCATACGCATACTTAACCTTCTCGCGAAACAGGCGCTTGGCGTCGTTCAGGGTGTGGGCGATCAGGGCGCACTTGGCGGCCTCGAACAGCGCGGCGTCCAACTGGACGATGCAGACGAGCGTGGTGAAGCCCAGCTGCCTGGCCTTGAGGATGATGTTGCGGGTGTGCATCCTCTGGAAGTAATCGATCTGCTCCTGCGTCATGCGGAAGCGGACCTTCTTCCCCTGCTTATCGGTGATGAAGTACAGGTTGTTCAGCCGCCAGAACCGGTCCCGGAGCAGTTTCATGTGCTCGGGCTTCATGGTCAGGCTTCCTTCGATAGTTCATCCATTAGGCCGGCCAGTTCGTCGACGGCCTTGTTGCCCTCTTCGCTATCCAGGCCATACGCCTGACGCTCTCCCTTGATAACCTTCAGCTGGGCATCGACGCCGGCATTCAGTGCCCGCGAGAAGTCGCCCAGGTTATCTTCGTTCACGTCCATCTCTGCCAGGGCGACAGATAGCTTGTCTGCGATTGAGCGCCACTGAGCCAGGCCAGTCCTGTGCGCCAATACCAGGCCAGCGCGCTGCTCAGACTCATCATCGATAATTTCCGCATCGGTACGCTGCGTACTTTCGGTGCGTACTTGAGTGCGTACCAACTTCTCTTTGGTGGCGATTCTGACCTTTTCGGTTAGATCCCTTGCCCAGCCTTCCTTTACGGCGCGCTTGCGTATCGCACCCTCTGTGAGGCCGTGCGCATCCGCCAGCGCTCGAACTGACGGCGAACCTGCGCGATACGATGCCTCTACTGCCTCCCAGTCAATGGACTTTCTCGCCGCCATTGCCGATGTACCCTTCAATGAAGCGCATGGCCGAATCTCGGTGCGCCTCCTCAGAGCCCATGGGCACCGCGATAACGCCTGCGGATCGACACGCGTCGATTACTAGAAGCTCCTCGTCTGCCCTCCCCCAAGAGGAGAACACCAGAGCCTTGCGAATAAGTGGAATGCCAGCTCGAGCCATACCGACCTGCACCGCGTAAGCGATGCACTGCCCAAGCCCAGACAATACATGCTGCCTGCCCTTTGCTCCGTCCTTAAGCTCGCACACCGTTATGGAGCCATCGATATGGATCAGCAGGTAGTCGATACGCCCGCGCGGAACATTGAACTCAGGAATCGCCTCGATGATCTCCGGCACCCGCCCATCGAAAATCTTCAGATGCGCATTGCTGGCCGCGAGGAGACTGCGAAAGACGCCCGACAGGAACGCCTCGCCATCTCTATTGAGGTGGTGGTACACGACCCCAGGAATGCCGGCTTCGGCAAAACGGCTGTAGATCGCCTCCCAGTCGGGTTGCTTTGCTGTCATGTCGAATCAGTACTCCAGTTTGGCTTCGAGGACTCGCGCAACGTCTTCTTCCGAATATGGGAATCCTTTCAAGCGGCTGTACTCGTCGAGCATCATTCGATAGGTATGCAACATGGGGCGGTGCGAGTTCCAGGTTTGCTCGCAGTTCTCAAGGCCTTGCCATAACCCCCGGTCTTCAAGGAGGTACAAAGCGTACGAATAATGGGCACTTTCTTCGTTGCCATCGAAGCCGGGGAACAGGATTGCCTCCATAAGATCTTCATCAGCTTCGCATTCTCGAAGGCTGGTCTGCATGTTGCGGAACATGTCCAGAATGTTCCGAACCTCCTTGCAGACAGCAACAGAGACAGGCTCAACCACCGCTTGCTCAATCAGCTGTTCGATCTCGAGCATGAAGCCACTGTCGATGGCTGTAATCGCGTTCTGGTATTCGCGATTTTTGGGCTCCAACGAAGACAGAATCTCGTATTGGTTCTTGAGGATCAGCAGCTGTAGGTTGTCCATAAAGCTCTCCATGCGGCGAAATGCCATGACTGACATGGAGGCAAGTCTCTGACAAATCAACCTCAGCTGAAAGGGTCGGCCGGCTTGGCGATCGAGCGCACGAACCACATGAAGCCCTGCTGCAGGTTGGTCTTGGCCAAGGCCAAGGTGCGCTGGTCCACACCTTCGATCTGGCCGATCTGTTTGAACAGCTTGCCGGCATCAGCCTCCAGGGCCTTGATCGAGTTCATACCGTCGATCTCGCTCTGGGTGAGGTCGCGATAGCCGGTGATCTTCTTGTGCTGGTTTTCCATAGGTGATTCCTCTGGAGTTGTCGCGCCACGAAACGGCGCACCTTGAGTTTGTGGCGCCACAATCACGTCGAGGCGGTAAAAACATAATCATGACGCCAGTGAAGTGGCAATTTGCCATTGGTCGCGAAAAGCCGAAACTCTCGCCCCAAGTCAGTGCATACGACCAATACTAAAGTCTTGATCTGCCTGGGGAGTCACGAAAATGCAGCTAAGATTCGTTATCGTTCCGGCGTTACCAATAGAGCAAGAAGCCTTCCGACAGGGTATCCGTCATTGCTCAACCACCATATCCGGTGGCTTTGACATCTACGACAATCAGGAAAAGCTGCGACTCAAGCCAAGCTACTTAACCAGGGCATTGGCAGAAACAGCATGTGTGAAGATGAACCTGGAGTGCCTCAACCCCGACGAACTCTTTCCCCGCCCGCGAACTTGTTGACGCACCGCAAACCCATGAGCCTCGAAAGCGTGGCGCGAATTACGGCTCAGGATTGCGCCCGGGCAACTTGAATCCAGTGAATCGATCGGCATAGGCGCGAATCTTGTCCACGCCGAGCAGACCGATCATCCCGCCAACGATTCCGGCAGCCGACTGGGGAATTCCCAGCAGCTCAAGCCCCGAGAGCATGGCCAGGGTGATGCAGCCACAAAGCAGACTTTCGAGGAAGGCCGCCTTCTTGGTGCCGCCGCCATAAATGATTCGCAGCGCAGAGATCGACACCGCCAGGCCGGCCGCGTAGAAAGCGGGTGCGTGCTGACTGAGCCAGGCAAGCACGATGAGCCAGGTGTCTGGTTTGTCTGGCATATGGTTCATCCGGGTTCCTCCCTTTCGGGGAGCGAATTAGATTCGACTCCAGCAGCACTCCCAGCTCGGAGCAATGGGTGTAGTGGAGCCGAAAACAGAAAGGCCCCGATCAATGTCGAGGCCCTGAATAGGTATGCGGTCTTTCCCGCCGTCCGCCAAAGACCATCCCAGCGCTGGCACCCTACTGCACCAGTCTCGCCGATCCGGTCTCGCGCCACCCATGAAGCGTACAGGGCATGAGTGCGCGGGCTGCCGGTGTTTTTCCGTAGCACTGTACTACCGGCTAATCAGTGTCCAGGCCTTCCCGAAGGCTGCCCTGGCTGCAGTGAATTTTCTTGCAGGCACAAAAAACCCGGCGCAGTGGCCGGGACTCTTGAGGCCCTCTTTGGGCAATAAAAAACCCGGCACTTGGCCGGGTTCTTTGTGGTCACTCCTAAACGCGCAGGAATGACAGGATGGGTGAATATTCGGCGAACCGGCAGGCCCTGTCAAGGCCCTCTATGCAACATCTTGCTCATCGAAAAATACCCCCTCCTTGGTCAGGATCTCCCCAGCCTCAAGGAGCGCCTGATTCACCAGCGTATCCAACCCCTTGAATATCTTCCTGCGCCAGTCACGCCTGGTGCGCTCCGGCGTGCCGTCGACGTCCCAGGTGTTCATGTCGTAGTTATGGGCTGGCAGGATGATGACGCCTTCACATGGTGCCTCCTGACGCTGCTTGAGCTTGGCGTTGATAGCCTTCTGGGATTTCGCCACAGCCGCCTTTCTCCAGGCCGGAGCATCTTCATCCACCTCAAGCGTTACCTTCTCCGCAGGAGCCCGTTCAGCGCCACCCAGCTGCGGATATGCCCACGCTGTAACTGCTTTGGTGAGGAACAGGCGCGGAGCAGGCGAAGACACGTGCGATACGATCCGCCCGATAGCGCCGACCTTCGATGCCATGTGCGTTGAGTAGCAAGCGTTCAAGGCCATCCAGTGCTTAGGCTCCAGGCAAGAGTGAAGCCTGCCAAACACCCAGCAATCGGTGAGAAAAGCCGCCTCTTTGCCCACGATCTCGCCTTTGAGCTTGCTGGCCTGGATTTTTGGCGTGTAATCGCAGCCGCCAGCGCTGTTGATCGTCTCGGATGCCAGAGCACGAATTACTGCGGAGATAACGTCGCGATAGATCATTGCTCACCCCCTGCCCGCTTGGACTTCTTCAAAATGAATTCTTCGTAGCTGCGTTTGCGCGCCAAGGCCGATCCCCAGGCCAGCGCGCCGCCGGACGCTACGAGCATCGCGGCCAACAAGAAAAACGCCCATGCTGTGCTCATGCTGCTGCCTCCTTGAGCTGTTTGATCTTTGCCCGGTACTCGGCCTTGATGGCCTTGAGGTCGTCGATGGTGTAGCGCTTGGCCTCATGAGGCCCTTCCAACCACTCGACCTTTTCAGCCCCTATGCGGCGCACCAACTCGGCCCGGTAATTCACCAGGTCGCCTGACTTGTGGGTATTGCATGGGGCGCACTGGCGCCAGATGTTGAGCGGCTCGAAACGCAACTCCGGGTGTCCGCCGGCCGATCTGAAATGCCCTGCGTGCCATTGGCCGTCATGGAAACGGCCGCAACTCACGCACGGCAGGTCAGCGTCACGCAGGCGGACGTACTGATTGACCACCACCTGCGCCTCCTTGAGGTGATCCGCCCTGCTCTTCAGTTTCTCCTTGCGCACTTTGATTTCGCGGCGCTCGCGCTGGTCGATGGCCTTGCGGGCCTTCTGCTGGTTGACCGGGGCATGGGCCTGAGCGCACTTGACGCTGCACACCACCTGCGTGCTGTTGAAGCTCGGCCGGAACTTCCCGCCACAGGCCTTGCAGGTCTTCTGCTTCACTTCCTTGAGAGCTGTCCTCATATCTCGTCGCCCCACTTGTAAAACACACCGCCCATGGCGAGCGCAGTGCCAAAGATCATCCAGAAGCCAGGACTGTTCATGTACACCCCGATCGCGGCCAGCTCTGCCGCCAGCACTCCACCAAGCAATGCTGTGATCGCTCCGTACGCGCTATTCATGCGGCCCTCCCCCTGCGCTCGCCGTAGATCGCCATCATCAGATCCTCTGGGTGCGGCAGGAGCAACTGCAGGTGCTCTGCGCAGTAGGCGTCCAGCAGCTCCAAGTACTGAGTCATCTGCTGGGTGTTGAACTTGCGGGTCTTGGCCCGGCCAACGCGATACCGGGTGCCGTCGGGCAGTTGCACCGGATGAACCTCGGCCGGCCAGAGCTTGGCCACCAGAATCTCGTGCCACTCCTCACTGCTCGCTGCCTGGCCGTAGGAATCGCGCAGGTGCTCCTGGATCAGGCCGTTCCACATCCACAGCAGGCGGTTCTGGGCATCGCTGCGCTTGTTGCGCACCTCGACGATGGTCAGGCGGCGCGGCTTGGCCAGGTCCAGACCGGTGAGGTATCCAATCAGGCGGGCGCGGTCTTGCTCGGTGCGGAGCATAAGGTCAGCCATGGGATGCCTCCCTGGTCATGAACTCGTCAACGACAGCATCCGCAATGCCGCTGAACAAGGGCATCTTCCCCTCGTTCCAGATCGCTAGGGGTGAACTGGTCCCAATCGGGTTACGAACGAAGCGATACCGCTCGGCATCCTTGCGCAGCGCCTCGGCCTCTGCTCTCGCATCATTCAGCGCAAATGCCAGACTCTTCTTGTCGGCGGCATAAGCGTCTCGCGCCTCGTCTGCAAGGTCGAGCTCCGCCAGCAGCTGCAGAGCCACCTGCTCTACCGTGTGCTCACCGAGGAACTGATCAAGTGCATCGGTGTGCAGTTGCAGGCCTTGGTCGCCGGTCTTCCATGCACCTACCACTGCCCACAGCAGGGGATGCAGCTTTGCTTTGTCGATATTCATCAGATTCCTTCCTTCAGTTGCGTTGCTGCGATGGCCTCGCGAGCCTTGCGCTTGCGCAGATACGTATTGACCCGATCAGCCTGGGCTTTCTTGCGCCTCTCGCGGTCCTGCCGGGCCTTGGCTGCCTCAACTATCGAGCGCACCTCAGCGAGCTTTTCCCGCAGCTTTGGGGATGCCTGTACGAAGGTACCCGTGAGAAGCCCGGCAATGGCCTGGCCGTCTTCGGTGATCGGTGCGATGCGCAGTTCGGCCAGGTGCTGGGCGCCCGACTCATGGGTGATCAGCTGCATGCGCACAGCCGACTCGATGGCAGTCACTCGGCGAACCGGATCGAAACCGAGGGAAACACTCCAGGCAGCGGGCTTCGCCTCAGCCCGCGCTCCGGCAACCAATCGTTCGTAGGCGCTCATGAACGCCATCCGGGCGCCGACCTTGTCGCCCAGCGCAAGCACCGGTTGTGCGGCGGCCATGGCCTGCTGAATCTCGGCCGTCATCACCACGGTTTCGCTCTCGTCACTGGCAGTCAAAGCAATGGACCACGCCTCATCCTTGCCAGGGCGACCGTCAGCGGCCTGCACTCGCTGCAGGATGTCGGCCATCGCGAGCTTGCCCTTCACTTCGAGGCGGCAGGACTTCAGGGCGGAGCGAACAGCAACCACTGGGTAAGCACAGAGGTCCTCTGCCATCATCGCGGCGGTACCCGGGTTCATTTCCTGCCCCATGGCTTCAGCCGTCGCGCAGATGGCAGCAGCCAGTCCTGCGACCTGGGCATCATTCATCTCACAGGTACTCATTGCGCTCTCCCGCCTGGCGCTTGGCCAGAACAAGTTGAGCGGCCTGCTCCGCTGCTGACAGGTTTGCTTCGGTACGCTCCATCTGGCGGGCCGTGGTGCCGTTGATACGCTGACCGGTCACCCACTGAGTGTGGTAACTCTCAGCATTCACCAGCAGCTCGTTGAGGCTGTGACACTTGCGAAGGACAGCAGCATCGCTGGTTTTCAGGAAGTGGGCGGCGACGTGGTGGGCGACATCAGCGCCGAGGCGGTCAACGAGTTGTCCAAGTTGGCCACCAACCTTGGCGTTCCAAACCGGCCAAGTGCTGTAGCGCTTGCGATAAGCCATGGCGTAGTTCGCCCAGACCTTGAAGGTTTTGCAGGTCTGGTCTTTGGGGCCCGGCATGTCAGCGGGGATTTCAACCCGGGGGGTGTCGGAGCGATCAACAACCAGCACCAGACCGCGGGACTGGTTCGGCTTGTCCGAGCCGTCCTGCAAGCTGTGACTGGTACCCTGATTGGTATCCTGATTACTGGTATCCTGATTTGTCGGAGATTTTTCCGACCCTGGCTCGGATTTTTTTCCGACCTTGCTCGGAGATTTTTCCGAGGTAGATCGGATTTTTTTCCGACCCTTGGTTTGTGGTGGGGTCGGATATTTTTCCGACCCATCCTGTTTCTTGTTCCACTCAGCTGCCTTGTCGGTCAGGCGAAAAAGGGTGATGTTCGAAGTGCTGGAAAGCTCGATCAAACCGGCTTCTTCCAAGGCCTTAAGCATCCGATAGGCCGTGTCGGGCTTGTCGGTCAGCAAAGGCAACTCTTCCACGATCTTGGCCTTGCTCAGTGCAAAGAAGATCCCGTCATCAGTCTTCAACGCTTTTGCCCAGCTCGGGCAGCCGTAGACGAACGCGAACAGCAGCGCTTGCTGGGAGTTCAACCCCCACTCAAGTGCCTTCGCCTGGTTGATCGTCACGGTGAATTGCATGTCAGATCTCGCTCAGGTTGTACTGAGCCCACAGGCCGGCCACCCAAGTGACGCCCTTCGGGGTAAATTTCGTTTGATTGAATGCGTGACCGCCATCGGTGGTACCGGTCTTGATATCGAAACGACCTGCGTCGATGTGCTGCTGATAGGCCTGCCACTCCCCGCCCATGCGGTACATGATCTTTTTGTCCAGGAGGAACTCGCGGAATCGAGCCTCATTAGCACGCAGGAGCTTGGCCGTTTGGCGGAAGCCCTTCAGGCCTGTGGCTTCAACGTACTTGTCGACGAACTCAACCTTGGGGGCGGCAATGGCCAGGGCCTGCTGGGCGACCTGCTTCTGCTCCATCTCATCGGCCCAGGCGCGTGCAGCTGCCACTGGATTGGAGAAGTCCGGCAGTGTTGCAATGACGCGTGGCGCTTCGAAGGACTTGAGCTTGGCCAGGACGCTTCGACGGACAGCCTTCGACTCACGCATGCCAACCAACATGCATTGATCCAGCGTCAGGCTGTAGGTGGCTACTTGGTTGCCGTGAACAGGGGTGTAATATTTTTGCACCCCCTCAAGCTCATCGCCCAGCTCGTCCTCAACCCGAGAAAGGAACTGGTCATTCCTGACTTTTGGCTCGCCAGCGGTAAAGCGCGCATCGTTGATGAGATCTCTCAGCTCGATGCTGCTCATCGTGCGCGCCACGTTTTCGTGGTTCGCGTTTCGTGGCGCGGGATTTTTGAGGGCCTGTACATCAATGTGATGGGTGTGCATAATCGACCTCACAGTGTTGTTACATATGCAGTTGAAAAAGCCGACCTTGCCCGTCGGTTTTTTTGTGCCTGCGATTTGGGGATTCAGCTGAGGTCTTCATCAGTCCCGCCTTTTTCAGGGACTATTGAGTCCGTACCTCTCTTCGGTACCGGTAGATTCCGGATTTTTCCGGCGCCTTTTGGCCTGGTCTTCTCGAAGAAACGCTCTGCTCCAAGTTGTGCGGCGTACTGTTCGGGCGACATACCCGCCTTCTTTGCCAACCGCTCAAGCTTCTCGTAGAGGCGTCCATCGATCCCATGGCAGATCGTGGTTTCGGGCACGTAGGCCTCCTTCCGGGCCTTCAGGCCATCTGGCTTTTATCGGTAACATCGCTCTCGATGATGCTTTCCAGCTTTTCCTCGACGCACATGCGAACGAACACAGCCAGCTGCAGCTTGTGGAGTCGCGCCACGGCCTTCAGCGCCTCGTAGGTTTCCTCGTCGTAACGCGACTTAATCTCCCGGTCTTTCAGGTGACTTTGGTCGTGATATGCCATGCGGTATTGCTCCTTGCGGTTGAAATAGTTAGGCAGCGGCTTTAGTGGGGTCGGTGCTACGCAGATATGCCCAGTCGATATCCGGGCGCATTTCTTCGCAGGTAACCGCGCGCGAGGATTCGCGCTCGATGCTGATGGCCAGTGCTGCACCTGGGCGGCGATAGCCATATGCAACCTGCTTCAACTGGCCCGCTGTGGTTCCGCACCTGGCAGCGAAACTGTCCAGCTCTTGCTTGTCGAACGGCTTGATGTAGTCGTGCAGAGTCATAGTGCACCTCCTATTGTCGCCAGATTAGCAACTGCTAATACGGCAAGCAATAGCAGACTGTAATTTACTGATTGCTAACAGGGCGCGATTATTGGCAAATGGATATAAACCAACAGAGAGTGAATGCCCTGAAAGCCGTGATGGCCGGGGCATCCCAGAAAGACTTCGCCAATCAGCACGGGCTCGATGCCTCGTATCTGTCCCAGATCCTCAATGGGCACAGAAACCTCGGTGAAAAAGCTGCGGCGAATTTGGAAGAGAAGATTGGCTTGCCTTCCGGCAGCCTGGTCAATCCTGCTGCGCTTGAAAAAAGCACTTCACCCAAAGCTGGGCTGTCGGCTATCGAACAGTTGAAGCTCTCTCTCGCCAAGGTGAAGGGGTTTTCCAGCGAAGCGCGAGATCGGATAGTCGCAGCGGCCGAAGAGCCAGAGTGTCAGTCGACCGACTACCTTCCTGCGAATCTGGCCAGCCTTCGTCCAACGAATGAAGAGATCCTGATCCCTCAGTACGACATTCGCGCTGCAATGGGTGACGGCCAGCTCCCGCCTGAATACAACGAGGCCGTGCGCAACCTGGTTGTGCGAGAGGAGCTATTGCGCGAGAAAGGCGTTACCTACACCTCTGCAGCATCTCTGGCGATGATCACCGGATGGGGTCAGAGCATGGAAGGAACGATCAACGACAAGGACTTGGTCATCGTCGACAAGGGTGTGAAGGACTTCATTGGTGAGGGTATATACGTAATGACCTGGCATCAGGATCTGTACATAAAGCGGATGATGCGCCTAGACGAAGAGCACTATCGTCTGATCTCCGACAACCAGCACTACGAGAACCAGACAGCGCGGATCGACGACGTGACCATTCACGCGAAAGTGCTACTCATCTGGAACGCCAGGAAAGCGTAGCCATGCCCCTAACCAAGCCCAACCAAGAACTCCGTCGCGACCTCCAGGGCCTAGCCTCCGACCTGAAATGGTCGGCTGTCGAGCTGACGAGAATCGCTGAGCGTTTGAGCCTCGCCGGGCATGAAGCAGATGCTCAAGCAGTCCTCAGGATCTGCCAGGTAATGCATGCTGGAGAAGATCGTCTGCAGGCACATGCGGCCAGCCTCCGGGACGAGGCTATCAACCAAGAACTGAAACCGTGACGTAAGGACGCGGAGATTCAAGGCAATCGGAGTGCTGGAGTGGAGGCCTTGAATTCCATGAACAGTGAAAATTTGTGGGTATGGGAAGAGATCGAGTGCGAAGCGTTGCGCAAAGCGCTCAAGGACTTCAACGATGCGGCGCCTCGGGCCGATCGGATTACTCGGCGTAAGCTGGCAAACGCAATGGGCGTGAGCCCCACTACGGTGAATAGCTTTCTGAATGGAAGCCGACCACTCACCAAATCCATAGCGATAGCGTTCCAGAATATTAGCGGTGTGCCTGTCAGGTCATTCAGTGCCAGGCTGGCTGATGGGATCGATACACCCCAGAAGCGCAGCGCCAAATGATGCGCGGGCGTTTGATCTTTGCAGCGAAGCGGACTGGGGAAGATCGGTTGGAGGGGTATGGGGATGAGGTGAAGGCGGGACGGATCATTCGGGCGAAGGAATAGATCCGGCGGACACGATAGTTCGACGGGAAGGTACCTAAATCCAGGCCCGGGTGCTGCTGGTATGGAATGCGCACTTAGTTTGAGCCACCAATTGGGTCCAGACATCTCTGTGGCATAACCTCTGTCAGCGACAGAAAATCAAGAGCGGTGATGGCAGTAAATATGCTGCACGATCAAAATATTAGCGGAGAAGGGAATGGCAACAAACAAGCACGGACAACGGAATTCCGGTGCTCCACAGGTCGAAACGAAGCCCAAGCCAAAGGAGCGATCGGTCACGCCGGCAATGCTTCTGGACTACCTTAACTCCAAAAACGAAGATGCCACCTGCTCGTTCTGTAAGCATGGCGACTATGGAATAGCATCCGATCCGAGTGGCGAATGCGCCCCCCTTGTCTCAACGCCAGTTCCGCACGTCAAGGGTTTGGGGATGTGGCTTTATTCAGCGTCCTGCCTAAACTGCGGGCATACTATTTTCTTTCATGCACCCTTCGTGGCATCGAAAATTTTGGAAAAGTGACATGGCAGTTGCTCTCACGATGCGCGTTGACGTTTTTTCAACGGTAACCACTCACCGATCCAGCGCAGTGAAGTCTGAAAACGCTATGAGATTTCGCTCAATAGCTGGAGATTCCACTGGGGACGTTCCTGTTTTTGGTAGAATCATAAATGTGGACGTGGTGGATCCCGTCATCGTGGTCACACGTCCAGCATGCATTCAAGCCAACCGGAGGGCTGATTACATGACTAGATTTTTGGATCTGAGTATTCATGACTTGGCGATCATGGTAGGACTTGGCTGCTTCACGGGCTCAGCGATGAGCGTAGCGTGGAGCCTTTTCTCCGCCTCTTCTACCCCGAAAGAGTTTGCAATACCGGCGGCTCTGCTCGGGTTTGTGCTGGGGAAAATCATTTCTGATCGCTCGGGAGCACGCCGGCATGCTTGAGTTCTCCGTGTGGTATTTCGCCAAGCTACCAGCAATCACTATGATTACTGGCGTCATTGCGTTCTTTGTGTCGTGCTGGGTAAAGCGCAGCCAGGATAGCTCTCTTATCGATGGTGTTGCACGCGCAGCTACTTGGAGTGCCCTTCCCAATGGTATTGCATTCCTACTTTGCACTGTCGACAGCACGTATGTGCCGAAGCTTGCTGATTCCAGCATTGCATTTTTCATGGCTGGCATCGCTTTACTTGCAGTAGGGATGTGGGATCTGAAAACACTGTTCAAGCGAGACTCTCAGCGAGCTAGAGGGACCGAACCAGCCTGACAACAATCCCGCCTCCGCGGGCTTTTTCATGCCTTCACGAAATTTTCACCGTGCCATTGCCGTGGTTACAACTCATCCGTACTTCTCTTAGCCCGTCCTCCCCGCGGGCTTTTTGTTGCCTGCTACGCTTTCCTCATCAATCAGAGGAAACGCTATGGCCGCCCTTCCTGACGACCCGACCCCGGCCCTGCTCAGCCGTTTGAACCAGAACATCAATGCCCTGGGTTCTGCTATCGAGGAAATTGGAATTTGGATCGATCAGCGAGGCTCTACTGAGACATACCATCGCATCAATGAGCACCTGGAAGTGCTATTAGAAAACAGCGATGCCATTGCCGAGCTGTTGGTCGACTTGATTGCCAGGTGGAAGCCGGAAAATCAGGTTGAACCAGAGGATTGAGCCCGCCGCCCTCCAAGAGCGCATCAGGTCGCTTTCTGGCTATATGCCATCACCACGTTACACTTAGGTCAGCTGAAGGACCAGCACCCCGTGTGGAAAAGCAGCCCGCCTTTGTGCGGGCTTTTCATCAGCAGGCGGCCCTTCACATTCTTTTCACGGTCGACGGTTCATAGTCGTGTTGCTCCTAGTGACACCTTCAGCCCGCGCACCCCTGCGGGCTTTTCTTTGCCCGCCGACTGAACCTTAAGCACTCAGCCTCAGCTTCTGTACAGCAGCCGCGTAATGGTCGGTAGCCTCCAAGATCAAAGCACTCCTCTCCTTAAGTGTGAGCAGGCCCTGGCGCTGAAATTTGTCCGCCAGCCTCACCAGCTCATCGTACTGCTCTGCTGCATCCATCCGAGCTTCTGGCTCTCTGAATAGTTCGCTCCAGGCCGACAACGCTCGATCTCTCTCGTCGCAGTTCATATCTGTCTCCGATAGCACTTTCTCGGTAAAGGAAGGTATAGCCAGGCTGGTTCAGTCGGGGATGCGGGCCCGCCGCTGAGCGGGCTTTTTTTGTGGGCCATTAGAACGGCGCTGGCTCTTCAACGGCCAAGAATTCGTCGATCAACTCTACTCTGGGGTCTTCGTCAGATGGCGCCTCCCACCTCAGCGTCACCGACTCGTCCTCGTCGTTGATCGTCATTTCGATCCCGTCAGTTTCCGAAAGCACGGTCATTACCTCCTCCCACTCTCGATCACCGTCTGTATCCAACCGGTGAATCGTTACCCAGCGCTGATCTTGAGCGATTGGGTGATTGATCATGCTCGACACCCTTAGGTTGAGCCTTTCAATTCCTGACATTGGCTTGCGTTCTTGCTGCTTCTGTTTTTGTGGGCGAGCCATCGTTCACTCCTTTATTGCTGTATATATGTACAGTATTTACGAAAAGCATACCCAGAATTAGCAGAATGTAAAACCCCTGATGCGCGACATGTTTAGCCCCTGGCTCGGACCGGGAGGAGTACGTGCGAAAAATTAATTTAGCATTTGCTATTGACGATAAATTTAGCGGTTGCTAATTTATGTTCACCGAGGCGCTGCACAGCCCCTCGGGAGGCCCTCAAGCCTCACCCGCTCTTTAACAACCAGCGCAACAACCAACAGACCGCATTGCCTCTACCGGCGACCGGCGCCAGACAGCCCCGAAAGGCTGCCCACGACAGGGACCACCCTGTACGGCTGACGAAGGCGAAATGCCTAAACCGTGCGAATGACCTGGCAAGCAATGCGCCCCGCGAATCCCAGCGGTAGATGGGAGAGACACCGATTTGAATTAGCACCCTGAGCTTTGGCGATGAGGGGTGCCGGACCTCATGCACCCTGCCCCACTCAACCGGGCACATAGCGCTGTAGCGTGCATGTTGTAAGGACCTGTGATCCGCGGCGAAGAAGCGCTGTTTGACGCCGCGCGGAGGAAGCTCGAAGCCCACACCGACGAAGATCGGCCAACCCTGCAATCAGCAGCGGGCAACTGGTCAAACATCGCTGACGCAATACCCCGGCCTGTCGCCAGTAGCGAGGCCGGGATTTCACCAGGCGCCATTCAACGAGTGGCATCCGGGAAATCAACCGCCCTGGAGGGCAAGACGATGCGCAACATCAACCAGTTCCGCAAGCCAGGCGAAACCACTGAGCAGTTCCGTTCCCGTCGCGCTCGCGGCGTCTGCGTGAACATTCAGGCCTGGATTCAAGAGCAACGCGAGCTGTTCGCCCTCTCGAAAGGCTACGCGGATCGCCCGAGTATCCGTTCGCAATGGGACAAATATCGCGCTCAGTACTTCGATCGCTTGGCTCTTGCGAAACCACTTCCGTAGACAACCAGCGCCACGACAGCCTGTCGTTAACTGCCCGATGCCCTGATCCCCATCGAAGGCTGTATCGGTGATCCACATTGAACGCGAGTTGATCGCCGCGAATTGTGAGCCTGGGTAGCGTCTCGCCCTTTGGTGAGGCGTCCGGTCACCCGGTTTGCCCCGGAATGTGGATCACCGATGCAGTTTTCATCGATTTAAAGCGCATCACCGTGACCCTTACGCAAGTTAAGGCTCACCGCAGCAAACATTAATCGACATACACGCAGGCGAATCCGGGGCCTACCCGGCCAGACCAGATGCTTCCCGGGCAGCGCCGGGCGCCTGCATCCCCTTCCCTTCAAATCGACCGTATTGGCAGGTGCCAGGCTGGCTTTTCACGCCCAGTTTGGTCACTGCGCCTGGCATCTGACCAATGCGGTCATACCGAGGAACTCCCCATGTGCAACTGCGCATCTGAAGTTGAAGCCAAAGCAAAGGAAAAGATCGCCACGCAGCTGCCTGACGGCGCCCAGTCTCTCACCGTTGAGCTTCAGGGTATGGCGATGATTCTCGGCAAGACACTGGAGACCAAGAACAAGCTCAACCTGCACGTTGAGTACCAGGCCTCCAAGCGCGGGGGTGGCTTCAAGACCGTCAAGCAAGATCTGTCCATGATCGGCAGCTACTGCATGTTCTGCGGTGAGAAGTACCCGGAGGTCGCATGAGCGGCTGGATAAAGTGCAGCGACAGGCTGCCCGAGCTGCCGAAGGGCGGCGGTAAGGCCTGGGTAATCGCCTACACACCAGCACGCAAAGCACAGAGCGCTTTCAACGGCGCCCGCTTCCTCTACTGGAAAGGCATCGACTGGCGTTACAGCGATGGCTCACGTTTCGAGCACCGCGTTACGCACTGGCAGCCACATCTCAGTCCACCCACCGAGTAACCCACCACCTGGAGGCGACCATGGCCGTCACAGTCGAGACAGCCGCTGTCTTCCGTGGCGGCGGTCGTCGCTGGTTCACCCTGCGCGCTGCATGCGCAGCTGAGGCAAGGGCCCTGCTCAAGCAGCACTGCCAGTGCGACCACTTCGAAGATGGGCAGGGCCATCACTGCGACCTGCCCTGCAACCTTCACCACCCTGACCGATACCCGCGAATCATGAAGCGCCTGACGGATGGCCTCATGCGGCGCTATCGAGCATCCCAACCGTAACTGGAGGCGACCATGGGCGCACTTCGAGCAGCACAATGGCGGTATGACCATGCTGAGCCTGAAGATGACTCAGCGCGTCAAGAAGCGATCCAGGCTTGGATCGAAGACAAGGCTGAGCAGTTGGTCCACGGTGCTGACGTCTTGGTCCGCCAGCGCTTTGGCCCACCGGTTGGTATCCGGCAAGACCAGTTCGTTGCCAAGGTCGCCGAGCACCTCAGGGCGCTGCAGGAGGCCGAGCAAGACGACCTCAATGCCCTGGCCCTCCTCCTGCTTCAAGCGGAAACAGGCGGCGCCGTGAAGAACATGGTCGGGGAAGTCGTCGGCCAGAGCGATCACAGCCGCGGCAAGCTCTACGAAATCGCCGAGTCGATGCTTGAGCAGTATGCACAGGCCGGGGTTGAGGCGGATGCAGAGGATGCCGCGCTATGAGCCCTCACGTCCTGCTCGACAACGAGCTCGATGCTATGGCGCATCCCAGCACAGACCTGAGCTGGAGCGTCATGGTCCAGAAGCTCCTCACCGAAATGCTGACTGATGAGCGAATCACCATCGAAGAGTTCAACCACTACTGCAAGCGCCTGAACGCGATCATCGCTGGGCGCAGGGAGGTAGCATGAGCACACCACTGATTCAGTCGCTGATTGACGAGCAAGTAGCCGAGCTGCCATCTAGCCAATGCCTGCCGCCTGGCCGTGTTTTGATGCTGTTCAAGGGGCCGACCTTTGCCGCGGCAGTGCATGAGGCTGAGCTTGCCAGCATCGAGAACCCAGCCGCCTGGAAGTGCCGGGCCTGCATTTGCGGAGAGTGGACGGTGGGTTACGAGGTGCGCCAGCAATGGACATGATCTGCGACCGCTGCGGCAAGACCGGAATCCACTGGATTGGACCGCTCAGCAACCTCACCCACACCGAATGCCCGCACTGCGGCGGCCAAAACTGCCAGCGCGAAGATCAGCCAGAAAATGACGAGCCAGAAGTCGCAACATGCGGCTGCGGAGCGGCTGGCGAGGTGAACTACGACGACGGCAACGAGCAGCGCTACTACTGCTACAGCTCCCTGTCGATGTGCTCGCCATGACCGCCTACCAGCGCGCCAAGCGCATCGCCTACTGGCGCGGATCCGCCCTCACCCTTCTCGCCTGCACTGCCTTCATGCTCGCCATCTCACTGGCCGGCTCCATCACTCAGTAACCCTTCATCAGCGCCCACCGCAGGGATGGCGCGGGAGATACGTATGGCCGCACAAACGCAGCTGATCACCATCGACCACATCAGCGAAGAAACCGCCCCAGTCGTCTATGTCCAGAACGGCCTCAAGCCGTTTCTGCAAATGATCAAGGATGAGGTCTGCGGCGAGGTTCCAGACCTCACCACACGCAAGGGTCGAGAACGCATCGCTAGCCTGGCAGCGACAGTGAGCAAGAGAAAGGCGGCTGTCGAGAAGCCGGGGCGTGACTATCTCCGCAAGATCAAAGAACTGCCAAAGGTTATTGAGGCAGAACTGCGAGAGTTCGTGAAAGAGGCAGACGCTTTGCGCGACCAGGTACGTCAGCCGCTGAACGACTGGCAGGCAGCCGAGGATGCTCGGGTAGACGGACACAACAACGCCATTGCCCACCTGAAGCTCCACGCCGAAGCGCTGGAAGGCATTACCGCCGAAGATCTGGCTGATCGCATCGCCAAGGTTGAGACCGTCGCCCTGGGCGAACAGTGGCAAGAGTTTGAAGCCGAAGCTGCCCGGGCCAAGGACGATTCGTTGAAGCTGCTGCGCGCCGCCCTCGCCGCCCGCCAGCAGTACGAAGCGGAACAGGCCGAACTGGCCCGCCTGCGCGCCGAGACTGAAGCCCGCGAGCAGAAAGAGCGCGAAGAGCGCATCGCTCGGGAAGCCGCCGAGCGCGCCCGGATTGAAGCCGAGCAGAAGGCTCAGGCCGAGCGCGAAGCCACCCAGCGCCGCGAGCTCGAAGCCAAGGCCGCCGCCGACCGCCGCGAGCTGGAGTTGAAACTGCAGGCCGAGCAAGCCGAACGCGCCAGGGCCCAGGCTGAAGCCGATCGGGTCGCGGTTGAGCAGCGCGCCGAGCAAGAGCGCCAGGCCGCCGCCCGCCGCGCCGAAGAGGCTGCCGAGCAAGCCCGCCTGGACGAGCGCCGCCGCGCCGATGCAGCCGCCGCCGAGATCCTCCGTCAGCAGCAGGCCCGGGAAGCCGACAAGGCCCACAAATCCAAGGTCATGGGCGCCGCGAAAGAGGCCTTGATGTCGATGAACATCACCGAGGAACTGGCCAAGGCCATTGTGCTCAAGATCGCCCGCGGCGAAGTCCCGAACATCACCATCAACTTCTGAGGCCCCACCATGACCAGTCCAATCGTCGTGCCGGAGCAGCGCCGCCAGGTTGCCGCTGCAGCACCTGCCGACAGCAGCATCCTGGCTGTCATCAGCCGCGTAGCCTCCGACCCGTCCTGCGATATGGACAAGTTTGAGCGCCTGATGGTGATGCATGAACGCATGCAGGCCCGGGACGCCGAAACACAGTTCAACGCGGCCATGGCCGCAATGCAGAGCGACATCCCCAGTATTGCGGAGCGCGGCGCCATCGTTGTGAACGGGCAGAAGCGCAGCGACTACGCCACCTTCGAAGACATCAACGACGTGATCAAGCCGATCATGCAAACCCACGGCTTTGCCATCACCTTCAAAGTCGAGAACACGCCGGGCGGCATGAGCGTCACCGGGATCCTGATGCATCGGGCCGGGCATCGCGAGAGTACCTCCATGTTGCTGCCCCTCGACACCAGTGGCAGCAAGAACGCAGTCCAGGCGGTCGGTTCGTCGGTCAGCTACGGAAAACGCTATGTCATGAGCGCTCTACTCAACCTCACCACTCGCGGTGAAGACGATGACGGCCATGCGGCCGTGCCAACGGCCAATGTGACCACCATTCAGGCGGCAGGAATTAACGCGCTGCTGGAGCGCTGCACGGAAAAAACTCGCGATTGGTTCATCGGCGAATACGGCTCTGCCGAGGTTGTGCCGAAGGGGGCGCATGATCGCCTGGTAGCTCAGTTGAACAAGGCCATCAAGGCCTCGGAGGCTGCAAATGCGGATAGTCACTGACATCGAGCAAGGCACGCCGGAGTGGCTGGCCCTGCGCCTGGGCATCATCACCTGCTCGGAGCTGGATTGCCTGCTGGTAAGCGGTAAGGGCGAAGCAGGCTTCGGCGTGGCCGCCTTCACCTACATGGACCAGCTGATCGGCGAGCGCATCACTGAAGAGGCCGCCGAGATCCCTTTCCAGACCAAAGCAACGATACGTGGCCATGAGCTTGAGGGTGTCGCGCGCGGGCTCTACGAGGACCGCGAAAGCCTCAAGACTCGCTCAGTTGGGATCATCCTGAACCACGGCATCGGCTACTCGCCTGACGCGCTAGTCGGCAACGACGGCCTCACCGAGATCAAGACCAAGCTGCCCAAGTTTCAGGTCGGCGTAATTTTGGCCGGCGATGTTCCAAAGGAGCACGTCGCCCAGTGCCAAGGCGGCCTGTGGGTGTCGGAGCGCGAGTGGCTGGACTTCATCAGCTACTGGCCGGGCATGCCGCTCTTCGTCAAGCGCGTGTACCGCGACGAAGCCATGATCCGCAAGCTCACCGAACGGGTAAAGACCTTCTACGAAATCCTCGACGAGCGCATGAACAAGGTGCTCGGCCTGGCCGCATAACCAAGGAATCACGATGCCTACTCTTACTGAAATCGGCCGCCTGGGCCGCGACGCTGAACTGCGCTACACCTCCGGAGGCGATGCCGTTTGCAGTCTGGCCCTGGCTTGCGAATACGGCCGCAAAGGCCAAGATGGCAAGCGCCCCACTCAGTGGGTCGACGCCACGCTCTGGGGCAAGCAGGCCGAAGCCATGGCGCCCTACCTGCTCAAGGGCCAGCAACTGCACTTCACCATCGACGACGCCCACGTCGAGACCTACACCAAGGCCGATCACTCCCAGGGAGTGAAGCTCACCGGCCGCGTGATCATCATCAAGTTCGCCGGCAGCCCGCCGCAGCAGGTGCAGCAAGGAAGCCAGCAGCAACAGCCTCGGCCCCAGCAGCAGCGCCAGCAGAGCCGTCCGCAGGCGCAACAGCAGAACCAGCAAGGCGCCCCGGGGCCCGACTACGACAGCTTCGACGACGACATCCCCTTCGCCCCGCTGCATCACCTGGCCGGGGCGTAACCATGATCGCCACAATCGCCCAGCCCATCCCCGCCGCTAAGTACGCGGCGGCCATGGCCGCGTCCACTGGTCGGCCCTGGGGCGTGTATCGCGGAAACAAGCGTCTACTAGTGGTCATGCCCTCTGGCTCTACGAACAAGAAGCCAATTGAGGTGTGCCACCCATGAGACGCATCCAGAAGATCACCCAGCAGCGCCGCCGGCAGCTGCATGTTCACTTGCCGCCCAGCGGTTTAAAGGAGGCGTCATATGGCGATGGACCAGGCCGAGCGCGACCGGCGCAGGCGCGAGAAGTCCGCGAAGGTGCAGGAAGAAGATCTGCGCTTGAAGGTTCGACCAGGAACTAAGCAGGCCCTTCTGGATCTGATGGCCTGGGCCGGGATCGAGGAACAGGGCGAGGCGATGACGCTGATGATTCATCACATCGAAGCGCTCGGGCATCACGCACTGTTCATGATCGCGCGCCACGAAATCGAGGCTCATCGAACTGTAGCGCGGACTGAGCCGCTGAGGCTGTCAGCCAGGAAGCGAACCGGCCAGCACCTGCGAGCCATTTGCGGCTGGGCTGACGCCACATACAGCCAGATGATCGAGGCGCTGATCCACGGCATCCACGCCCTGGGCAGGCTGCACGCGGCGAAGTTTCTCACCCCGCCGCGGCACGAGATCAGCATATCGCCAAGCTTGGCCCTGGCCTTTGACCGGAAGAGCATGCTGATGATTCAGCAGGATCCCGGCGACGAGATTACAGCCCCTTACGATTTTCGGCGCTGAACCACTGTTGAAGGCTTTTCGCTAGCTCAGCAACTCGGCCCACATCTTCTGCAGTGAGTGTTGCGGCTTTAGCGGCAATCTGCCCTTGCCCTGGGGCAACGACAACGCCTGAAGGATCAAGAAACAAATCAAGCTCTGCAACCCAAGCGTCCGCAGGTGCACTCAGCTTGTCTCGGGAAATGCTTGAAAGTCCTTCGTTGCACTCAAGCAATGCAGCCTCGACAGCTTTTTCTCTGCCGATCTCATTCCATGCGTCAAGAGTGTCCACCGCAGTAGCGAAACACTGCGCCGCCCTGAAAAATCCCATAAAGCCTCCAATGCCTATTGTGTGCGACCGCACATCAAACAACATCCAATCCTAAATTGCCACCATGCCGCATCCGGCCACGGAGGGCGGCGCATGCATGGAGAAAGCCATGGATAAGGACACAAAGATCCTCATCACCGAGATCCCGGGCGAATGGACAGAGCGAACCCGCTCCGGCCACACGAACATATGGAACGGTAAAAATCACGACCGACCGCACCGGAACGGCCTGCCGGAAGTGAGGCTTGAGCCGCCAGAAAAGGGGCTGTACGCCGAGCGTATCGACGGCGCCTGGTACTGGATATCAGGCTGCAACAAATGTAACGGCGAGGTAGGCAAGTGGAGCTACATCGTCTGCGACGCGCACAACGTCTGCAGCTGTTGCGGAACCCACCGCTCTCAGTTGACAGATATCCCTTGGGGTACGCGAGATGGGTTCAACTGCAAGCCTTGCCAGGAGCGTCTCGACGCTGCTGCCAAAGCAGAGGCCCTGGCCAAGTTCGCCGAAGCGGAATACGACGACTCGGACTTCGAGTATCAGGACGAGTGCAAATGTCCGCACTGCGCCTCGGCCATCCACATCGAAACCGAGCACTACGGCGACAAAACCATGACCTGCGAAGTATGCGATGGCCAGTTCGAGCTGACCCTCAACTACGAGGTCACCTTTAGCACCAAGGTCATCGGTGAGCGAGTCTCAGCCTGACCCTCCGGCGCTGCCCGCCTGCAATCAGTCGCAAACGGGCAGCGATGAAACTTTCCGTCAGCCTTTCTTACCGGACGGGGCATTACCTCGGTCACCACCCGAGACTTTTCCTGTAGTACTTGGCCAGTTACCACCTGGCCCTGGGTGACTTGAAGGTCCGCGCGAAGAACTGCCAGAACCTTTGCCGGAGCCGCCAGAACTACCAGAACCTTTACCGCCGCTACCTTTGGACATGTTGACCTCCTTGGAATATGGGAACTGCCCTTCAAGGGTAGATTATTCGCCATATACACCAAGTCCGCCTGTCCGCTAACACCACTCCCACTTCAACGAATCACGCCACCCCGGCGAGGAACGCCTATGTCTCCGTACCGCCTGCGCGGCAAGACTGTCCTGAGCTTTTCAGGCGGCCGCACCAGTGCCTACATGCTGCGCCAGGTGCTCGACCACAACGACGACCTGAGCGCCTTGCTCGTACTTTTCGCCAACACCGGCAAGGAACACCCCGCCACCTTGGAATTCGTCCGCGAGTGCGCAGAGCGCTGGGCTGTACCGATCACTTGGCTGGAGTATCGCGACGATGAGCAGGGCTTTGCCGTGGTGGACTTCGACACCTGCAGCCGGGATGGAGAGCCGTTCGAGGCGGTCATCCGCAAGCGCAAGTATCTGCCCAACCCGGTGACCAGGTTCTGCACTGTCGAGCTGAAAATCAGGACCATGCACCGCTACCTGAAGTCGATTGGCTGGACCAACGATGAAGGTGAGTGGGATCAGATGGTCGGCATCCGGGCAGACGAGCAGCGCCGGGTGTCGAAGATCCGCAAGCGCGGCACCAGTACAGAAACGCCCAAAGAGCACATGCTCATGCCGCTGGCTGATGCCGGCGTCTCAGTCCACCAGCTAGGTGCCTTTTGGGCCGCCCAGCCATTCGACTTGATGCTGTCCACCGTCAACGGCCGGACGCTGGAGGGCAACTGCGACCTGTGCTTCCTTAAGCCGCTGAACCAGGTCTATTCGATCATCGCCAGCGACCGCAGCCGCGGTGACTGGTGGGCACGCCAGGAGCGATCGACCGAATCAACCGGCCAGTTCGCCGGAGACGGGGCGCGCTTCCGCAAGGACCGGCCCAGCTACCAGCAGATGATGGATTACGCCGAGATTCAGTTCGACCTGTTCGCTGAGGCCGACGAAGCTATCGACTGCTTCTGTGGGGACTGAATATTAATCGTGGTGCCACGGCTCATTTTCGATATACCGGATGTTGTCTTGAACTTCGTCGCTAAAGCGTTCAAGGCGCTCCATGGCTTCCTCTTCCTCGTCCCCATAAGACTCCCAATCTTTAAGTCGCCCACAGAGCGCCAGCGAAAACTGAGCAGCCACCTGCATATCCATGAGTGCACTTAAGTGATTGGCATCAAGCTCATTTATGTCGATACTCTTTAAAGCCTCAAGATGGCTAGGCCACTTTAAGGAGTATCCACCTTTAATATAAGGCCCGAATGCCTTAGAAGGCTCTGAACCATAATTAGCTTCCTGAACAGCTTTTTTCAGCCGCCGTATATCATCCAAATGCTTATATGCTAAGAGCAACATAATTGATTTGAATCTATTTTTCCGTCTAAGTTCATCAGCCGCTACGCTCTCTCGCTGCAATGTCGCCTGCCGATTACTGATTGCAAAAGCCCCTAGAATTGCAGCTATTGAGCCAAATGCCTGGACCCAGCTGGCAATATCAGAGCTTTTGAGATCGTAAATTCTGATCGTCAACCAAGCCAGATAAAGCAACGCAAGACACCACACAGCGTTCGGCACCGAGCACCATGGTTTGAACAAGCTTTTCCCATAATCGTTGAGCATATCCCCCTCCTTTTCGGTCGCGAATGATACGCGGCGAGGTATCCCCATGCCCACAGAAAACCGATCCAGCAACACCGAACAGATGGTCAGCGTGCCGATGGGCGCGCTGGAGAAATGCCTACGTGATGCAAACCTGGTGCGCTTCACATGCGACAAACACGTACTGCTTTTGCAGGATCTGGTTTCCCAGCCAGCCGCACAGCACCACGCCGAGGTCGCTACCGCCATTTGTCGCGGCTGCTTTACCGAGCAACCTAAAGGGGTTCCGTGTCAGACCTGCGCCGAAGTTGAGGCGAAGCGATCCGCCCAGCACCAAGGCGAGCCGGTGGGTTGGACCTACGAAGACGGGAAGGAATACACCGCCTGCCAAGATCACGCGCATGACCTTAGGGCGGAAGGCATCGAGCTGGCTCCCGTCTACCGCCACCCGCCAACCTCCGACGGCTTCAGCGCCGGTGACATAGCCGACCAGGGTGCCAAGGCCTTCGCTGCGCGTGATCCGGAAGTTGAAGAGTTGCGCGCCAAGCTGGCCGAGCGGGAGAACCAGTGCGCCAATCTCCGGGCCACCATCAACGCGGTGCGGACTGTGTTTGAGGACAATGTGGATGTAGTTGAATACATCGATGCTTTGACGACCGCCAGCGCAGAGCCGAGCGCGCCGGTTGAGCGCGGCCCATGGCAGCCGATCACAGCGCCAGGCCAGATCAAGGAAGGCGACTGGCTCAGCTTCACGGTAGCCGGCGGTTTCATCTGCGCGCAGGCCCGGCTGATCATCAACCCAGGTACGCCGCGCGAAGAGATCGTCTACAACCGGCAGAAGAACCACTACTTCGTGACCTCGATGGCCATCGACGGTACCAGCACCCACAAGGGCGTGCTCGTGGCCAAGGCTCAAGTTTGACCCAAGGAGTACATTTGTACTCCGCCCCCTCTCCCCTCTATTGAACAGCCGCTATATGGCGGCAAGGACGAAGTCATGCCTGAAGAAGTCAAACTGATCCAGCGATCGCCGGTAGTGCGCGATGAAAACGGAATGTTCCAGCACCCCGACCTGCCTGACTTCGATGAAGGCGATGGCGACAAGTGCAAGGCCTGGATCGCTGAGCAAGGCTTGCAGGTCACCATGGTCAGCCTGGAGTACGCCGACGAAGCGGTAGCTAACCGGTACTTTGAAAGTCATGACCCGGATTGCAGCTATTGGGAGCCAGAACGGCCGTTCGGTGGCGACTGGTTTTGTCTGGCCATCCACGACACCGACGACGGCCCTGTGTGTTGGTGGGCGCGCCGCGAGGTGACGCCATGATCCTCCTACCAATCGCTGCCCCGCTCTACATGGCCTGGCTCATCTGGAGGGGGCCGAGGCCGTGAGCGCTGCAGCCAAGGTTCTCGACCCCTGCAGCGCCAGCCGCATGATGTGGTTCGACAAGGAAGACCAGCGCGCCCTGTTCGGAGACATCCGGGACGAAGAGCACCCGCTCTGCGATGGGCGGGTGCTGAAGGTCGAGCCGGATGTGCTCATGGACTTCCGGCAGTTGCCGTTCGAGGCCTCGACCTTCCGCCTGGTGGTGTTCGACCCTCCACACCTGACCCACGCCGGCGTCGACAGCTGGATGCGGGCCAAGTACGGGGTGCTCACATCCGACTGGCGAGAAGACATCCGCCAAGGCTTCGCCGAATGCTTCAGGGTGCTGGAGCCCGAAGGCATCCTTATCTTCAAGTGGAACGAAACCCAGGTACTGGTGAGCGAGCTGCTTGCCCTGACCGACGAAAAGCCTCTGTTTGGCCACAAGTCCGGCAAGCGCGAAAAGACTCATTGGATCACATTCATGAAGCGCCGCGCCTAACCCCTCCCCCTACAACAACTCAAGCCTGCCGGTAGGCGGGCGAGGATGGCCTATGTCCGAAATCAGCCTTTACCACGGCGACTGCCTGGAGGTAATGAAGTCGATCCCCAGTGCCAGCGTGGACCTGGTGCTGGCTGACCTCCCTTACGGCACCACCCAGTGCGCTTGGGATGTGATCATTCCATTTGACCCGCTGTGGGAGCAGTACTTGAGGATCGCCAAGCCGGAGGCAGCCATCGTGCTCTGCGCGGCCCAGCCGTTCGCATCGATGGTCGTCGCCAGTAACCCTGCCGACTACCGCTACGAATGGATCTGGGAGAAAGGCAACGCCACCGGCTTCCTCAACGCCAAGAAGCAGCCACTGCGCGCCCACGAAAGCGCCCAGGTCTTCTACCGGCGCCAGCCCGTGTACAACCCGCAGATGACCAGCGGCCACGAGCGACGAACGGCGAAGCGCAAGACAGTCAACTCAGAGTGCTACGGCAAGGCACTTTCGCTCACCGAGTACGACTCAACAGAGCGGTACCCAAGATCGGTGCAGTTCTTCTCGAGCGACAAGCAAACGGCGAACTATCACCCCACCCAGAAGCCTGTCAGCTGGATGCGGTTTCTGGTCGCCACCTACACCAACCCGGGTCAAGTGGTGCTCGACAACACAATGGGCAGCGGCACAACCGGTGTCGCATGCATTCAGCTTGGCCGGCAGTTCATCGGCATCGAGCAAGACCAGGACCATTTCGGTACCGCGCAACAGCGCATGTCTGACGCCATCACCGTCCGAGACACCCCGGTACCGCAGATCGATCTTTTCGAAGCGATCGCCTAACCCCCTCCCCACCTCTGCCGCCATGCGCGGCGTGGAGACCTGCATGACCCTGCGGCTGATCTCGGTCACCCAGGCGGCCGAGATGCTGGGCATCGGTCGCTCAACCGCCTATCGCCTTGCGAAGGACGGAAAGATCCCTTGCGTGCGTGGCTTCGGCCCGCTGCGCGTTCACTATCAAAAGCTCGTTGAGATGATCGAGGCCGGCATCCCTGCTACCCTCGCCGCCGCGGGCGTCGTATCCGAGGAGAGGATATGCCGTACAAAAGAGGCGAAACTTGGTGGATTAGCTACACCGCGTCAGACGGAACGTACGTTAGACGCTCTTCTGGCACCAAGGACTATGCCGCAGCCAAGGCTCTAGAGCAGGAGCAGCGGAGCCAGGCGTGGCGTGAAAAGGAGATGGGCTTCGACCGGCAGCGCACGTTCGAGGAAGTGATGATCGAGTACCTGGGCCAGGCCGCCCAGACGCAGCGTAGCTTCGACACCACGCAACATCGGGTGAAGGCGCTGCGCGAGTTCTTCGCCGGGCGGATCATGAACGACCTGTCCGGCAAGGAAATTCGGGAGTACTCATCGCTCCGAGCGAAAGCCGGGAAGTCGCCGGCCACTATTAATAGAGAGCTGGCGGCATTGTCGGCGGCAATCAACTGGTGTGCTGTCGAGCTGGAATGGAAGATCCCCAACCCTGTGAAGGGCCGGACGCTACGCGAAGCCGAAAGCCGGGTGCGCTGGATTACCCGGGCTGAGGTTGACTCGCTGTGCCGGTCGGCGCGTACGCAACGATTTGGTGATCTGCTGGAAGACTTCATCCGGCTGGCTGTGAACACGGGGTGCAGGAAGGAAGAGATGATCGGGCTGGAGTGGCGCCGCGTCGACCTGGTGAACCGGTTGGTCTACCTGGAGGGCGAGCACACGAAGGCGGGGAAGCGTCGAAGCATTCCGCTGAATGAAGGGGCGCTGTCGGCGCTGAAGGGAAGAATGGCGTTTCGGGCGGAATATTGCCCGGGCTCACCCTGGGTTTTCTCGCGCAGGAGCGGAGAAAAGGTGATCGATCTATCGGATGGATTCGAGAAGGCTTGCAAGAAGGCGAGCATCAAGGACTTCCGCATACACGATTTGAGACACACGTGTGCGGCCTGGCTGGTGAGTGCCGGGGTGCCGTTGATCGAAGTGAGGGATTTGTTGGGACATTCTACGGTGCAGATGACCGAGAAATATGCGCATCTCGCACCGGCCAGGGTGCGAGATGCGGTCAGTGTGCTCGACAAGCCAATGTCACAATCTCGCTACACTGAAACTCCAGCGGGTCGAGCGGAGGTTGCTCTAAAGCTGGTAACTACTTGA